GTCTCACCGGGGCTTGCTTCATTGGCAGGCGGCATAGTGATAGTGAAGCCACTCGCACTGGGCGTAACATCCATGATCTGGGCAACGACATTGCCGCTGGTTGCGACTTCAAGCGGCCAAGAAAGCTCCTGATTCGCAGACAGGCTGATAGCCCGATAGCTGACATCGGACGGATAAATGGTCGTGCCGCCAAATGTTTCAGTAAACGCCATATCAATCTTCCCTGCGAATTATGCCACGATCAGAAATTTGGCGAATGTCTTCGCCGTTGAGAGCCGCGACAGCACGATTATAGAATCCTTCCCAAGTTGCAATACGTTCGTCGTTTTTCAGGAACGGAGTTGCCTCAAGAAGAGCTGCGTAGAGTAACGCATTTGGCGCGTACTCAGTAAACCAGTTGGTCTGATTTGAATCATCGAGCAGTGGCGGAATCTCGTAATACAAAATCTCCATCGGCAGCGCGCTGGATGGTGTAGGAGCAATCAGCCAATGCGAATAGTCATAGTCGGCGTAAAAGCGTGGCGTTCCTGTTGTCGTTGGATTCGGCCAATAGCTCCGGATATATTCATAGGCGCGGGGATAGACTTCACTGCGGGTGTTATTGCCCGTCCCCGTGCCAACGAAAATACTGACGGTTTCGCGCCAGCGGTCCGGTTTATCATATACCGACTGCCCTGCGATGAGGGCGGTAGTGACGACGTTAACAGTCCCTTGGATCTTCAGCTCACGCGCAAGACGACGCTCAGCCATGCCGATAAGCGTCGGGAGCATTTCGTAAACAGTGGGGTCAGTCGCCAGCGTAGCTCCGCGCTCAAGGTAGGCCCTGAGGTCGTTGAGCAAACTGTTATACGTCATCGCGGTTGGCATGGGATAGCCTTACATCAATTCAGTGACGGCTGCAATCAAAGCTGTAATAGCAGCAATTGCGACTGCCAGCTTACCCTTGGCGTTCATCAATTTAGCCATCAGCGTCAGTTTTGGAGCATCTTCCATAGGCAGGATTTTGCCAACAGTTTTGTTGACGATTGCCTTCTCGGCCTCCTTACGGATAAGTTTCTTCAGATTAACCATAGTCATTCTCCTTACAACCAAGCAGCATATTTCTTGGTTTTCTGTTTGCGGTCATCAAGGCCATGTGTGCCCCCGTTGATCCGCTTCGTCAGTGCGAGGATCGCAGCGTCGTTGATGCCCTGATCGCAGATGGACCACAGCTTGTTTGCGTCAAAGAACCACAAGGCGCTTTCGAAGCCCAGTTCAGTAGCCACGAGATCTGGATTGTCCAAAATTTCCTGTTCACGACCAATGTACTTGCCGAATGCGCGGTAGTTGTTTTTCCCGGTGAGTTGGAGCGGGCCTCGGCCTTTGTATGCGAAACCTTCGCCTGACGCTTCGTCGCCATTGCCCATGCGGTTGGCATAGACACGGTTGGCGATCTTGGCTGGCTGACGCTCGTAGGCACGGGCCATTGCGTCAGTCGGGAAATACTTTCCAAAGATTCCGCGCAGCCCTTTGGCTCCGTAGTTGAGGTTCTCGCTGAACGCTTTGAAGTTGCCCGACTCATGCGCGCACTGAGCAAAGAAATGTGCAGCCCGATTAGGTGATAGTTTATAGTAAGCCGCAGCCGCCTTAAGTGTACCCGGACCGAACGCACCATCTGCCGTTACCCCAATCTTCTTCTGAAGTTCAATCATGCTCATTTGCCAGCACTCCGCCAATCAGGGAAATCAAGTTCATCAACAACGCCGTCGCCATTGGCGTCATAACGCATATCGTTGCGGTACTTCTCCCAAGGCTCCATATCGTCATCATCATCGTCTTCAGGTGTGTCGATAAAGACAGTGGCCTGCGGGTCGTCATACGCTTTTGGCGCAACCATTTCAGGTGTAAGGGGTAGCGGGTCTGGTTCAGGCGCTACAGGGGCCACAGGCTCCGGCTCAGGATCATCGCGGTCTTCTGGCGGTGGCGGGACCAGTTCGCCCTTCATGCCCATCAGCGTGGCGTAGGAGCCAGCAACAGCGCCGACGACGGAGGTCATTACGTAGCTAAGGAGGCCGAAGACATCCTTGTTGTCGATGATCTCGTTCGATACGAATAGGCCGGCAATCATGGCGATGGTGATCGTGCAGATGACAAACGCCATCGTGCGCGCAGCCATAAGGAGCGCCTTGATGCGGGCATCCATTAGTTTATCTTCCATGTTCATTCCTTTCCGGCCAGCGGGTTCGCCAGCGTCTTTTGAATACGTGCAGTAGTTTCAGTCTCCAGTTCCTTGATCCGGCGCTGCTGTTCCTTATCCTGCTCGCGCAGCTGATCTATGATGGCTCGCTGCATTGCCATATTCTGTGCATCGCTGTTTCTAACGCTACTTGACACCGCGTCAACCGTCTGTCGCGTGCCGCTGACACTGCTAGAGATTGAACCAGTCATGTAGTTTAGAGCTTCGCTGTTAATCTTAGTCAGGCGCTCTACACTCGTGACGCGCTCGTCAAGCACAGAAATGCGACCTTCAATACCAGAAAGGTCTGGCGGCACATACGCAGCCGTAACTTCCTGCATGGTCAAGAACTGCTGATACACTTGGAAGCCAGCCCATAGACCACCAAGGATTGTTGAGAATGCAGCAAAGATGATAGCAATCTTGCCGCTGCTCAGACCACCAATGTTAAAGCTAAAGCCGCTCTCGTCGAAAGAGACCTTGGGTTCCTCATCTGTACTGCTCATCTACCATCTCCTGCCAACGGGCATCGTTCGTCTGCATCATGCGATACAATTCAAAGTTTGCGTCCTGCAGCACACGTCTGCGGTATATATCACGTATTGCGTAAAAGTCAGCCCTATCTTGCAAGGACGCCTGAGTGTACGCAGCGAAGCCCGGTACGGACCCCATCTCAGAAATAGTTTCGCTCTGACCTTCTGCCATTTCGCTTTCTGATTTTTCAGATGACGCGGTTGCTGTAACGGGCGCTGCGCTGCTTTGACCGCCGACATTGTTCAGTATCTCGAATGTGGTGGACATCGACATGGGACTGCTTGCCGAGACAGCAGCGTCCAGTGGTGATGATCCGACGCCAGAACCAATCCCGCTGCTAACCGAAGTGCTTGACCCGAAATCAACGCGCATTTGAAAACTGCCGAAACTTTGCGACGATTGCGACCCGCTTTCAAACGCCGATGCTTGGCTTACTTCCGCTGCTTCTTCAAAGAATGCGGATTGCATACCCTGTCCGCTTTCTTCCAGCGCCGTAGCAAGCTGATTGGATACTTCCTGCTCCAACGCGCCTGACGATGCGTCTTGGCCCCCTACGGCGTTCTCTGTGCCATCCAGCTCCAATGGCGCCAGTGCTTCCGTTTCGTCAGCGGTAGCATCCTCTGGGCCCTGCGCTGCCAGCGCCGCCAATTCGTCCGGCGACAGTCGCTCTGCATTGGAGCCGGTATCTTCTAAATCCCGCTCCGAAATCAATTCCTCAAGGGCGTCCTCACCGGCAGGCTCCTCGTCCGCGACAGGCTCGTCCGTTTCGGCTTCAACAGACGTGTCTGCTGTTTCCAATGCCTCTTGCGCGGTTTCAAGCACCTGTTCGATGTCAGCAATATCTTCAACCAGCACTTCTTGCTGCGTTTCTTCCATCGCCGCCTGCTCGACGGAAGCCACGGCAGCTTCGAGCGCACTCTCAGTTGGGTCAGGTGCGCCGACATCAATGGCTATTGATGCTGGTGGGCAGCTTGGGTGCATGGGCGTTGCGTTGCAGTCGATTGCCACGACATCCGGTTCCGGCGCAATCCACGACAGGATGCCAGACTGGTTCTGTAGGAACTGCGCGTTGCGACCGTAGAAAAGCGGTATGTTGTCATCCGCAGTTGGGCCGGTGATGCCTGCGGTAAAGTCACGCCGACCGGAGAAACCCAGACTGCCGAAGTTCAGTTGTATCTTGCCGTCAGCAAAGAGGCCGATCTCGAAGGTGCTGCTGTTGTTCGTGCCGTACTCGTTCACGCCGTACCAGCCGAAGAGGATCGAGCCATCATCGCGGCGATAATATGGATTACCGGTGTAGCTAATCAGGTCAGACCAATAGGCGTATATTGTGTTGCGCTGCGCCAGTTCTATGGGCTGGCCGTTGCAGCACAGATGCGCGCCACTCTGGAACGACACAAAGCCATTGGACGACACCCACGCATTGGTGAACGTCTGGCCCCAGTATTCAAACTCAAAGCCAAGAGATACGTTCCGCGTGCCGTCATCGCCCAGATTGAGAGGCGTCATTGTGGTGGGCGCGCCGTTTATTTGCGGGGGGATTAAGGCAGGCTCATAGGTCTGCGCACACAGAGGCGTCGCGCAAGTCAGCAGGAGAGCCGCCTGCAAGACGTATGTCTTAGTCCTCGACAGGGCGAAGCTCGACGTTCTCGGTCCACGCGGCGCGGGCTTCCTCGCCAATCAAACCCATGAAGGGGCAGGGCGTGCCAGCCATCTCCATCGCGCCGAATACGCGGGGGTCTTGGCACAGGAGGCTCACGGCGGCGACGCGCATACCCATGTCGTACAGGGTCTTCGACAGCTTCATCCGCTCGCAGTTCTGATCACGCACGGTGCGGCCTGCCGAGAGGCCAATAATCTGCGTCTGCACTGCGCCAGACTGGCCGGTGGTGCAAAGGTCTTGGCTGTAGGACATCATCGACGGCGCGATGGCGCTGGGCGGTGGCGACTTAATATTCTGGTCGATAACCTGACGATTAACGCTCTCGCTGTAGCTTTTGCTGTCGGAGACGTTGACGTTGTTGTTCTGATTAACGTTGCGGTTATCGCTGCTTGTCGTTTGGTTAATCGTGCTGGTGTCGTTGTTCGTGTTGTTCGTGTTGACGGTGCTGTTGACCGTCTGATTTACGGTGCTGTTGCTGACATCCGTATTAAAATTGCGGTTCGTATTTTCGGATGTGCTGGCGTTGGTGTTCTGGTTAATGTTCGTCATCGTGCCAGAATTTATGTTCGTATTCTGGTTGATGTTGGTCATCGTCCCAGTGTTCTGATTTATGTTGGTGTTGGTTGACGAACTGACGTTGTTATTGTTGTTCGTGTTCAGCGACGTGCTCGTGCTGGCATTCACGTTGTTGTTCGTGTTGACCGACGTGCTAGTGCTTTCGCTGGTGTTGAAGTTCGTATTGGTGTTTACCGACGTGCTGGCAGACGTGCTGTTATTGTTATTCGTGTTCGTCGATGTGCTGGTCGAATTGTTGTTGTTGTTGTTCGTATTCGTGCTGGTGGACGTATTGTTGTTGTCCGATGTGCTGGTTGTTGTCGTGGTGTAGACGTATTCGGTCGGGGCCACAGACACCGGAGCGGTCTGCGCAAGCGCCATGCTACACCAGCCGAGAGACACAAGAACCCAATACCTTTTATTCATCACCGATCCGCCTTGTTGTCCAGTTTATCCTCAATGCGTCGGAGGTGCATCATTACCTCGTCAAACTTTTTATCGATGGCGTTGAATTTCTCGTCGCCAAAGCCGAGACGCGCCTCAAGCAGCGTCAGCTTATTGGTAAGATTAACCCAGACGGTTATCAAAGCCCCTATAAAGCTCAAGGCGGTGATGACGAAGCCGAGAATGGTAAAGAGGGTGCCGGTATCCATCATCTGAGGTTCCGCAGCTTATAGATTGCAGAGAGATATACGGCGGTCAGCGTGTCAATCAGATTCGCAACGGCTCGGTTGCCCTTGCAGATCTTCTCATGGTTGGCCTCAATCCAAGCAGCATCGGATTCAAGGCACTTCAGAATATCCTTCTCCATTTCACCGGGAACTGGAATAGCGCCGATCAGCTCATATGCGCCTTGGTAAGCCTCGACCAACGGATCAATCGCATCGATTACGCCATCGTAAAACTTCCCCAGTGCCTTGTGCTTGGCATAGCTACCATCACCCTTGGCGCGCCAGTGCGCAAAGTGAGCGAGGTTGCGGGCGTAAAATACGCGAGAGATGAGCTGCTCAATCATTATGCGATTCGCTCAGACGAGATAATGACGGAGGGCGCTGCGGGAGCAATTGCCCCAGCGGCAATGTAATCAAGCGTGACGCTCGTGTTCACAGGCAGCCACATAACCTCAATGTATTGGCCGGCAGTCACCTGTTCGTACAGGGCAATCTGGAAGAATGTATTACCGCCATCAGCTGCCTTTGGAACGCTGATTACCGTATTTGAGTTAGCTATATCAGTGCCGTTTCTACGGAACCAGATATTAACTTCGTGATCATTTGCATCAGAGTTGGCGAACTGTAGGCTTGGCATTATTGCGTATGTGCCGGCGACAGCAAATGTAATCCGCGTTGGATCTCCGCTTCCGTTATTCGCAATGGTTATGCCTGAGCTGAAAGACGTTGATGCAAGTTTTATCGCAGTGGCAGCCGAAACGCTGCCAGTTTGATCTGTGCTATCATACGCAGAAATGTAAGCCCGGCCAGCCACATCCGCATAAGGGATTGTCGCAGCCGCCGTCATTGCTGATGTTCCGCTGCCCTTTACATATCCCGTGAGGGTGGTTGCCCCGGTGCCGCCATTGGCGACGCCCAGTGTGCTACTGAACGTGTTCGCAATCGATGTAGCGGTTGCCTTAGCACTGCTGCCAGATTGCACGACTTCCAGCAGCTCGTTGCCGCTGAGTGGAGTTGTGGCCGCCGTGAGGTCTGTGATTTTTTTATTTGCCATTATGATAATCCATAAAGCTGGTTGAGATATAAAGAAACTGCATTGGCAGCCGCTTCTTGCGCATTCGTTTGTGCGTCCTGTGAATCTGGACGAGGATTTTGCAGTGGTATAGGATCGGCTCGTAGAAGTAAGCGGCCAAAATATGGCTGCGGTACATCATCGCAAGAGGCGCAAACGCGCAAGCTAAGGCCAACAGGCACTGAGCCACCACGATAGTCTTGCTTCTGACGCAGCTCCGTGTGCTGAACCATAAAGCCGCAGCCGTCACATATCGCAAGACCCTGCGGCGACTTTACGGCAAACTTCGGTTGCGTCCGATGTTTTTTACCGCGTCCGAATCCGTACTGCATTAGTAGCCCCAAGGATTAATGGTGATACGAAGCGGAACCTTTTCGCGATCTTCGGCTGCGGCGCGTTCGTATGAACTATCCGCTAAACCCTGAAGGAAACTAAGGCGATCCGGCGCAAACTTCACCGCGAGCTTAGCGGCAAGGCCGGCGGCAATAGCCTCCATCCAACGGTTTGGCGCATCCATGCTATCAGTGAAGTCACCGGCATCCTCTTGGATTTTCATGCGGTGATAAAATAGCGTAACGCCAGCATCCTGCGGAGCTTGCCAAATATACAGGCGTGGAGTGATGGTGCGCTGAAAATAGTATTGGAAAGGGCGCTGGCCAAGCTGCGCCTTGTTTGGAATCGCGTCGTATTCCGCCCGACTAATCGGCGACATCATCAGGTCAGTGTTTATGCCACCAGATGTGGTGCGCGTGTACACCTGAAGGATTGAAACCGTGCGCGGCTCAAGTTCGTAATACAGTGTGCCCGGAGTCAGAGTGATGCTCTGGAGATCCACAGCCCACAGGTTTGGGCCGTTGTTGGCCCAGTCGGAGAACATGTAATTAATGGAGCGGCGCGCACTATCGATGTCATTGGACGCAAGCGTAGACGGAAGCCGACCGACGCGCTCATACGCCTCAGTGATGATATCGATCTGTTCGGTGTCACCGAATGTGTACGTGCCGCTAGTGGTCATTTTTTCTTCGCCGCCTGCATGTTTGCTACCAGCGAAGGATACTTGCTCCCTGACTTGCTGGCAATGGCTTTAGCTTTTTGCTTCTGAGAAGATGATAAAGGTTTGGGTGAGCCAAGACCTTTGGGCCGTGGCTTTTCCCAAACCTCCTTTTTCCCGCGCATTATTTGCCCTTTTTGGCAGGCGCTTCTGCGACAACTGCCGCTTTTTCAGCGACGGGGGCCTCTTCAGCAGCAGGGGCTTCTTCGACAACTGGCGCTTCTTCAGCGGCAGGAGCCTCTTCAACGACGGGAGCTTCCTCAACGACAGCGGCCTCAGCAGCAGGTTCAGGCGCATCCTTAAAGCCGAGCATCATTTCAAGCGACTCTTCAGTCACCTTTTCCCAATCTTCTTGAGAAAGGCTGATTTCCTGCTGGTCACCATTTGCGTTTGTGTATCTACGAAGAATCATAATAAACTCCTATCAGGCGTAAGTTTTGATCATCTCAAGGATGATGCTGTATGTGTCGCCGGACGAAGCGCCGACGGTTGTGAAAAGAATGTCGCCAGTCTTACCCGTGCCGGCATTGTTGCCCAGAATAGCTGTGTCATCAAAGTTCAGGGTGTACATGCCCGGAGCAAGAATAACCGCGCTCACGTCAGTATCTGCATCCCACAGGAGGTTAACCGACATGCCGTTAACCATCGCTGTAATCCGACGAATTGAAACGGCAGAGCATGCCTTTCCGACATTGTTCGCAGTCAAAGCTGATACATCAACCTTGAGAACAGCGCTCTCACCCGTGCCATCGGACACGTTATTGAACTTCATGACGGCTTGGCTTTCGCCGTCAAATAGAGTCTGGGAATTAACTGCGTCAGCCATTATTTCATTCCTTTAAGTGTCATAGCGAAGCGTGCGCGCTGGCCCATTTTACCGGGTGCCTTAGCGGCTGCCTCCAGCTTTCCTGCGGGGATAGGCTTTCCAGCTTTAGCGCCAAGCGCTTTACGAAGTGCGCCGGGCTTCTTGATAGCCTCAGCAATGAAATTCTTTTTTCCACGCATGTTAACAGTTCCACGCTCTGAGTGATTTGTTGATCCGACTATTCGGATCTTTGGCGGTCTCGGCGGATGTCAGTTTCTTTTTCATGCCCTTCATTCTGGCACAAAAGCTATCACGACGAGAGCCACCTTCCGGCTGCGGACGCTTAAGGTTCGATCCAGTGGCTGCATTATACGCCTTACGACCAGCCTCGTTGAGACCGCCCTTGGGGTTCTTATGCTTCGCCTTAAACTGAAAGTCCTTCTTCGCCCGCATCACCGTCTCCATGTAACTAGGGCGACCCGAAGGCCGCCCCAATCATTAGGCTTGTGTCACGCCATAGAGGCCCGTCACTGAGTCTGGATTTTCAATGAACATCCAAACAGTCAGTTGCTTAGAGCCATCAGCTGCGTCTGGAACCGCGTAGGTTCCGCGAACGTCGCCAGTAGTGGTGGTCGCGGGGTCGGTCGTTACAGCTGCCACAAACGTGCCAGTCGTAACAAATGCGCTGTTCCAAGCGGTCAAGCAGTAGTTACGGCTATCCGAGCGGAAAGGAAGACCAAACACATCGCCAGTGCCAACGAAGAAATCGGTGGCTGCAGCCGAAGCTGCTACGCTGGTGATTGTCTTGAATGCCTTCTTGCCAGCAACAGCAGTCGTGCCATTCAGGGTGATAGCTTCCGACATCGGAACGCCATAAACGTCCGTACCAGTAACCGTAAGAACAGCAGTAGCCGCACCGGCAGCGTCAACAATGACGTTGCGAGGAACGTCGAGGGTTACAACGCCACTGGATGCCAAAGCACCGTTGATCAGGGCATTGCCTGCCGCAGCAAGCGTCTGCTGAGCGCAGATGCCATCTGCATCCAAAGCCACCGGAGTAACGTCATAGACGAACATCGGAGACATGGGGGCACCCGGAATCGGAGCGGCCCCATTGAGGCTGAAGCTACGCCCAACCCGGACACCATCAGAGAAGTGAGTCATAAATTTTCTCCATAGTTAGGGGGTGACGGATGCCACCCCCAGAGTCCGATTAGGAAGCGCCCTGTGAACCCCAGCCTGCGCGGAAGTTCGAGCAGCCGAACGAATAACGCTCAATGGCTTTCGCCTTGAGGTTGTCGGTGTCGAAGTCCGTGTAGACATCGGTTTCGAGAGCTTCACGCTCATAGTGCTTGAAGCCGTTTGGAGCGTCGGTGAGCAAGAACCACGAGTTCGTGTCCGTCAAGAACATGTTGACGCGATGACCCTGCGGAACCGCCGAGTTGTTATAGATCGCGTTGATGTCGTTGTTCGCCGTATCGACGCGGAACTGCGATTGCAGCAAGCGAGTCGCGGTCCACTGCAGTTCGGCTGGAACGATGAGCTTTGTAGGCTTCGTCATGATGCGGAGGCCCGCAGCATCACGGAAGCGCTGAACGCCAACGATGGCATCCTGAAGCGACGTTTCGTTCAAGTCAGCCTGTACCGAGAAGGTGTTGGCAACCGTGCCGTTTTCGATGGGGTGAGCCGTCGAGAACAGTGGCTGGCCGTCACCAATTGGGAAGTTCGACGAGAAGCCGTTGTTCAAAACGGATGCGCCGAGAACTTCTTTGGTCTGTTCCATCGACTGACGAAGAGCCTTCGCCTGCAGTGGGAACGACGATTGGTACAAGTTGTCCTTGATCGCCTGACGGGTGATGATGAAACCAATGCTGGTGTAACGGTTTACATAGTTCGTTACATAGCGCTGACCCATTTCGCCGTAAGCGGTCGAGGCACCTTCTGCCTTGATTTGCGCCAAGCCAAGCAGCTTGACTTCGACTTCGATTTCAACAGCCTTATCGGATGTGTGCTTCTCGAAGATTTCCGACCACTGACCGGGGTACATCGGATAGTCGCCAAAAACGGCGGCCAAACCGGGCCGGAGCAGATCGCGGATTGCGGTTGTATTAATAGCCATTTTAAATTCTCCCTACTGGCTTATCAGATGCCGGTCACGCCGCCACGATAGAGGTGGTTGTTGAGGACAACGAGCCAGTTAGCAAAAGCGCCAACAGCGTTACCCGGAGTCGGGTCGAGCTGGAGGATTTTGCAGTTCAGCGTGCTGGTGTCGGCTTCCGTTGCGTTGTTGATCGAAACGGCGGACGAACCCGTCGAAGTCGAACCAGCAGTGTAAAGGAAGTTGATGTTCAGGCCACGATCAGCAAGTGCCAGCGGAGTGCCAGCAGTGCCGGTGCCGCTTGTTTCTTGAATCGAGAACACTGTGTCTGGATCATCAATCACGAGAGCTTCAACGGTCGAGCCGGTGAGAACGCCCGGATTACCCGGCCAGTAGTTCATGAACTTTACGACGCCAGTGCTGTCGGTGTACTTGACACCCCAGAAGACGCCAACGCAAGCGGAGCCTGCAACGCCAACCTGAAGGTAGCCTGTGTTTGCAACGGTGACAGGATCGCCACGGAAAATGGCAGTCGCGTAGGTGGTAACAATCTCGTAAGGGTTTGTCGCGCCAGTCCAAGCAGATCCATCAAGTTTTTTGACGGGCTGAAAACCATTTGGCGCATTCGTTCCGTAAGACATACGGTTTCTCCATGCTAAAATGAATGATTCGGCTTTAACCTGCCTGCTAGGTGACGCGATACGTGACGCGACATCGAATCGGCTACCCGCCGTAGGAGTGGGTACGTGACCACTATCGAGGTGCAGGATACGTGACCTGCGTCGAGGACATCAGAACTAACTCAATTCAACACCTGCGTCAACAACATAAAAAAACCCCCCGCCCAGTTGAGTGAGCGGAGGGAAGTTCCCACAGCGCAAGGGGAAATAACGCTGTGGCCGGAGGTTAATCCTTAAATGACGTGACGCGCTCGAACGAGACGCCACTGTCTTTGTCTTCAAAGCGCGGAAGGTTCGGGTCGCTCTGACCAGTCCATGCCACGTCTTGCAAGGTTTCAATGTTTTCCAGATCGCGATCTTCGTTACGCTCCTGAACGTCCCGTGTCGGGCATTCGCAGAGCATTAGACCGCCGCGACGGATAACCTGCACTTCCAAGCCTTCATAGCCGGGAAGGGGAGGAGGGACCATCTCAGGGTGGCGTGACGCAGGAACTGGAGCCCAGCCCTTAATCATGCGATCCGTCATGTTGTCGGGATCGGGTTCGTTGAGGGTTGATTCGCGAACCCAAGCGTATGTCATGCCCGCAGGGATTTTGTCCTTCGGAACATATAGTTTGGATTGGAAGTGCGTTTCAGGACGCTTGCGCATGCTGGATTCGCGTGATTCTGCTGCTCGGCTCTGCGAGATTCTTGATGCTCGTGCCATTATTAAGATCCTTTACTCTGTTTTATCATGTGAACTGCGTAATATTTTTCCGCCTCAAGATCGGTCATGCGACCTCCCTTCTGATTGCGAATAGCCCCAGACTGGGCCAACTGGTGTGCCATGCGGCGCTGATCGGCTGTTAGTCGTATGGTCTTGGCGCTTTTGCCTTGCTGGTTTGGCGCGCTGCGCTGGACAGGGGCAACATTAGATTCACGAGACATCGGTGGAGTTCTCTTGCTTGGGGTTGATACGGCTGAGAATGCGTCAGGGTATTCCTTACGCATGTGACGGTCGATTTCCGTGAAGTAATCAACGCCACCGATTTCGTCGTCACGACCCTCAGAACGATACCGACGCTCGATGCGGCGTGCATACAGCGTTGCCTCTTCGTGCATCTCAGGATCGAACTCAGGAGACTGTGGCTGAAACCACTCGTTCTTCTGAATCCATCCAGCTGTGCGCGGCTCAAGCGAAGGCTGAGGCTGGGCCTTTGGCTGCGCTTGCTTTTGCACCTCTGGAGCTGTTACCTTCTGCTCAGCTTCCCAGTTCTCAACGCCGGCCAGATCATTCTGCAGTTTGTAGTAAATGCTCTGCAGCTCAACAATCTGTTCGCTGTCGCCCATAGAATGCGCATCCATGAGCTTCTGCTTGACCGCACCAGCCTCGTTGATGAGGTTGTTCTTGTAGTGCGTCATCATGGCGAAGTCAGATTGCTGACGCATCTGGGCTTCGTTCTGCAGGCGAGACTCAGCTTCCTGCGCACGGCGCTCAGCGTCAGCGGCCTTGCGGGCCAGCTCAGCTATTCGCTTGTCAGGTGAACGCTTCCGCTTCGGGGCCTCTTCTTCAGGCTCTTCTTCGGGTTCTTCTTCTTCCTCAGGCTCTTCTTCCTCAACGGTTTCTTCGGATTCTTCTTCCTCGTAATCCGCGAGGCTTTCACCAAGATCGTCTTCGGTTATCTCAATTTCGATGTCTTCGGTGGGCCCCTCTTCCGTCAACGGAAGTTCTGGAATTTCGTTTTCTTCATCCATGCTCTATTCCTTAATAATTATTAGCAGCCTTGCCTGATTCGACATCTTCTGGGCCAGTGATAACCGCCATAACGCGATCATCAGGCAGAAGCGCCATTGCAACGCCGCGATAAGAAACCATTGTCGATTCATAGCGTGGGATCAGGATCCAGTCCCCGACCTTGCACCAAGGCCCAGAGCGTTCGAACTTCTCACCCTGATAGGCTTCCGGTCCAACAGCGCATACCAAAGCCGAAACCGATGAGAACTTATCTTCAGCGCGAACCGTGTCTGGCAGGTAAAGCGTCACTTCCGTGCCGTCTTCCTTCTTGATCGTCTTCAGCTCTTCAGGGCGGATGTAAATTTTTACAGCCACAAGATACCCAGCTGGGCGCATATCAAACGGCTGACCCGTCATCTCCACAAAATGCCCGTCTATGAATTGCTTCGCAAGCTCTTCTTCATGCGGCTCAATGTTACTCATGCTCATCAGTAATGACTCCTTGTTTTTTGTTCCGGTATTTTATCATCGTCAGGCTGCATCATACGTTTATACTCGTCGGCAATGACCTGAATTGCAGCTGTATAGCCACGCACCAACGCATTCCCCTCCAGAACCTGAAGGGCAATCTCTTCCGCCGTCGATGCCGGGAAGTATTTCTCCCCTTGGCTGGACGGCCTAAAACGTGCATTTAATGAGTATTCTGTGGCGCGATCTCGCAGCTCACTGATACGCTCAACCGCTCTGCGGCTTAGTTCCTCTGCGCTCAATTTTATTCTCCGGTAGTTTTGCAGCGGCGAGTCTTTGCCCACCTTCTGCTAGGGTTAGGTAGTCGCGACCGCACTGTTAAGGCACGGTCGCGGCCCCTGTTACTTGTCGCGCATCTTATTCATGGCGTGCGTAATTTTACCTTCAGGTGTCATCATGCCCTTGCGAACCTTGGCAGCGCCGCCAGCAGCTTTTTTAACTGGCTTCTTAGGCTCACCAATAGCAATCATGACAGCGAGGCCATCCTTCTTTGCCTTGCCGCCCTTTTTCATGCCGCCCATTTCTGTGGCCAGCTTTTTGGCAGTGTCAGCCGATGTCTGAACCTTGCCGCCATCCTTATAGCGACCACCTTCAATGTCAGCGGCGCGATTACCACGGGTAATGGCTGCACCCTGTTCCTTCGACACCTTCATCTTCGCATACTCTTCGCGACGTTTGCGATCTGCTTCACGCTCAGCTGCAGTCGGCTGAGGAGGCATGCTCTTCTTTACAGCACCGCCAACCTTATAGGTCGGGATAGGACGGGCGTTTGCACGCTCCTGAAGCGCCTTCGCGCCATTGGGTTGTTTAGGCATAGGCTCAGCGATTGCTGGGCCGAAAATTGCACGAGCTTTCGCCCGCAAGTCAGTCATCTTCATTGAAAACCTCCATTATTACGCAGGGCTTCGGACTGGAGCTTCATTGCTGCAATCCGCTCTCTCGAAGCACGGTCTTCCGCGTCAGTCTGTGCTTCTATTTGCGCCTTCGTCATTTCGACTTGGGCGTCAAGTTTGCTGTCAGCATCGCGCTGCTGAACCTTCATCTGCTCAATCTGAACCATTGGGTCAGGGCCCGGAGGCTGTGGCTTATAGGATGGCGCAAGCTGCTGCATGGCCTGTGCAACCATAACCGCGAGCTGGTTCTCAATCTCAGGCGGCAGCGGCTGGCCCGGAGGCGGCAACGGCTGGCCAATGATCTGCTCAACCTGCAAGCGCATCTTCAGGGCCAAATGCTCGTTGATGTGCGCCTGCAGCGCTGGGTTCTCTTCAGCAATCGGGGCGTGCGCCGCGATGTGTGCGTCGTGATCCTGATACGCGCCGGCCACCAATGGCTTGCCCGTCAGTGCATTCTGGTTCTCAGACAGAGGATCCAGCGGCTTCGGCTTCTCTTGCTCAGGCAACAGGAGCATTTCAATCTTCTCTTCGTCAATTCCCATCTCGACATACATCTGACGATAGGCTGCGCGCAGATTGTGCTGGTCAGGCTGCTGTGTCGCAAAACGCAATAGAGCTTCCGCACGCATCATGCGTTGCGCGGACGACGAAATGTTCGGGTCGCTGACAGGAATAACGTCGATGTTGTCCGAGAAGTCTTCGCGCATGATCGCCGACATGCCGCCGCGAACTGGGAATGGATACGGTTCGTCTGGCAGATACTTGCCAAACAAATTCGCAATCATCTTCAGTTCCCGATTGAACGCCTTATGCGACCGCTTGAGCGTCGCCGACTGGAGTCGGGTTGCCGCTTCCATAAGAGCCACAGTCGTTCCAACTGGAGCATCTTGTCTGCCCTCACCCACCGCAATTTCGGCTGTGTTGGCAAGATTCCGCGCACTCTCATACGTTTCCTTCAGCAGCGCCAAAGAAACCTGCGAAGGTTCCTTATACGGCATCGTCATGATCGCGTTCTGAATCGGCATACCGCCCGTGTCAATTTCACGGAACTCAGTCGGGCCAATCCCAATGTTATTGTCGTCGAGGCGCATGCCCTTAACGCGCAAGCCGCCGGGGAAGTTGTTCAGCGTCGCAGCGTCAATCAGCTGACGACGGATCGATGTCGCCGTCTTCGCCGAGTTGCCCAACAAATGCGCATAGCCAAGGCCATAAAAGCCAACGCCGGGCATCAGCTTATAGTGAACAAAGCAATCCTGACGCTTGAACGTCGGATCACCCTCTTCATAGTTACGATAGATCGACAGAACCTTGCGAGTCCCCTCATCAATCGTCACGATATACGGCAGAGGAATACCATCCTCGTTTTCAAAGCCTTCGAGGTTCAGATCCGCATAAACCTCATAGATCCGATACTCTTCCGTGCCTTCCGCGCCCGGCTCAACGCCCTGAACGCCGTCAACCTCTGCGCGAATCGGGCTCTGGCCCTCATCATCCGGCTGCGGATCGCCAACCTTGATATCGCGATACACACCCGCCAGCTGCGCCAAGCGGAAATTCCGGCGCGTCATCGGCGTAATGTGGCAGAAACGTGGCGATGTCTCTAAATCAGTCGTGCCATAGGAAACAATGAAGTTGTCCGGCAAAACAAATCGGCTCACCGGGCGTCCCAGCAGCCGATCCTGATAAACTTTCTTGAACGTCGAACCCACCAGCGCCAACCAGAACAGCATCTGGTCGAACTCTTCGTAGAACTCAGGGGCCAATTCCGTAAGGTAAAGGTTCATGAAGTCCTTAACCCGCGACGCCTGCGCCTCCAACTGCTCGTTCGCAACGCCCGTGATCTGCGTCTTAACCGGACCAGCAGCCGGTAACAGCTCGCCGCAAGCCACAGCCTGCCAGCGCACCACAGCCTCAGCCAACAGCGGATCGTAAACGCCGCACGCCCCCTTGAACGGCGTCTGGCGGTCTTCGATCTTCAGGCCCATCAGCTTGATGCCCTCAGACATCGTGGTTTCCCACTCACTGCGGCTCTGTTTATCTTCCTCAACGCCGCTTAGCAGCATCTCACCCAGACCATTTAGGTCCATATCGTCCATGTACAGCGCGAGGTTCGACTCGTGCGTGATTTCTTCTTCTTCATCTTCCGATGGTTCAAAATCAATCTCAACGCCGCCATCATCCAATTCGGTGATCTCAGCGCCATCGACCATCTCAGGGCCGCCCATTTCGATTTCGTATTCCGCGTCGCCCTCAGGCATGTCAACGTCAACGCCGCCAATCCCCTCAAACTGGGGACGCAGCGTATCTTCGAGTGTCATTGGTTTACGGGCCATTATGCTTCCTATCAATAAAACGATGCGCGTTCAAGCGGTACGTCATAAACCTCTTCATACGGGTTCTCGGTATTGTGAACCCACCCAGACTGCTTGACCCGCAAAAACGCCATCGTCATCGTATCAACCCAGTCCCTCGAATCAGCCGCTGGAAACTGAACGCACTGTTCCATAAAGTCACGCGCCCACGGCCTCAACTGATCATACGCCGGTTTCATCGCCGGCAACCACACACGCCCGTTCTCGATCAAATCCGTAACCAGACGAACACGCGCTATCTTATCACCAAACTTATCAGGATTAAACGGCGTTGCAACAATTCCTGCACGGCCCAAATCCTGAATCAGCATCTGACCGTTCGCCTTCGCCTCCACCAGCACCGTATCCGGCATCCGGTTCTTCGATGCCTTGATCGGCGTGCGGTAGTTATCGTCCCGGTAATCCGTCGCCATCCGCTGCACCATTCGCCGCAGTATCGGCCACTCCGCACGGTCGCGCCACACCGACAGCAATATCAGATTCGGTATCCCGTTATCGTCATCAAACACGCCCCACGTCGTTGACGCGCTATACGCCGATGTCTTGTTCGCCGTCAGTGCCGTATCCCACGCCTGTATCACATACTTCACCTCCGGCGGATCGGGCGACCGCCACCACTTGAACCACGTCTGATCGATAATACCACCATCATCCACAACCGGATTCTGCTGATACAGCGACGACCAGATGCGGCTCGTCGTGGAAGGCTGGCGGCGGATCTTCTCCAGTTCCTCTTTCGGGAACTGTTCCGGCCACAGTGCATCTCCGGGCTCACGCCCCAAAATGTCGTTATCCACCGCCAGCGCGGGCAAAATCACCCGCTCCCACTTCTCGCCCTCACCATCCCGCTCGCCCTGATCCAAGCGACCCATGTGGTCCCCCAGATGCCAGCGCGTTCCAATCAGGATGATCGGCGTGTCCTTGTTCTTACGGCGCGTGAAAAAATCCGCACCGTACCATGCCCATAGCTTGTTCCGCTCACTGTCCGATTCCGCCGCCTGAATACCCGACAGCAAATCGTCCCCAATCAATATATCCCCGCGCCGACCCGTCACGTTCGCGCCAACCGCCGTCGCGTGATAACCACCAGCCTGCGTCGTCATCCACTCGCCCGCAGCCGTCTTGTCCGCACTAATACCCACATCCGGGAACAAGCGCCGATGCTCGTCGCCCTTGATCACGTTACGAACCTTCAGACCGAACGAATCCGACAGCTCCTGCTTGTGCGTCGCAAAGATCACATTCTTCGTCGGGTTCTTCGACAAGTAATAGGCCGGGAAGTAATGCGACGCGGCAAACGACTTACCATGCCCCGGCGGCATCGAGATCATCAGCCGCTGAATCTTACCGTTCGCCACCTCGTCCAGCTTGTCGCAAATCAGCTTCAAGTGCGGCGGCGGCTTCATCCCGCTCACATACTCAATATACGCCGCAAACGATGCCATCGCCTCCTCGCGGGCCACCAGCTCCGCCAGCAAGTCATCCATCGATAGGTCAGGATTCATCGCGCCACCACAGTGCAATACAGCCGACCCAAAACCCGCGAATAACGCAGCATCCAACGCCGCTGGCCCAGAGCTACGATAAACCCAACACTGCTGGATCGACGCGGGTACACGTTAATCCCATTGCGAATCAGCTGCCCCTCGTCGCGGATATATATCACCCCTCGAACTCTTCACCATGAAGCCATGCCGCCACAATCCTGCGAAGCGCCTCTTGGTTCTGGGCGGTGTAGGTAGTCTCAGTACCGTCGTGCAGAACAATCTCGGTGTCATCCGCCAACCACTCGTCAAAGCCCTCGCCCTTGGTCAGCGTGATTGAGTTCTCATCCCCAATTATGGTCAGCGGCGTACATAGCTTATCGCCGTCACCCGTAAATCCACGCAAAAACGCCTGATTAATCTTCATCCCTCAACCTCCCTATAATCCGCCTCAATAACCGCCACCGGCTTCGCCCGGTCAGCAACCATCGCTCTTAACGTCTGCAAATCCAGATCCTTCGCCGTCACCGTGTGATTGATATTCACCGTCTGGTCCATCATCCCCAGCAACTGAGCCTGCGTCTTCACCGCACTAATCGCACTCGTGAAATTCTTCGCATCCAACGCCCGCTCATGCACCGCCTGCAGCTCATCCAAAAACAAATCCCGCGTGTACTCCGTCCGCTCAATCGTCAGCCCGGAAGTCTCAGCCTCAGCAATCAGCCGCTGAACCTCCACACGCGCCAGCTGCCGCTCCGCAACTACCTTGATGTGATACTCAGGATTCGTAATCCCAGCCCGGACGCACGCCAGCTCAGCAGCGTTCTTCGACTTCACCGCCTTCAAACGCACATACTCACGCGCAAAAACCAAGTCACGGTCCTCACGCATCGCAACTTCAGCACCCTCGCTGATCAGCGAACCCAACCCAAAATCGTCATCATCCCAATCCATATCCATCCTTTATAATCATCATCCAAGTTAAAACAATATATAAATTTTTATGGAGCCAGCGATTAGAACAAAGGGGGTCATATCAGGGGGTGGGGGGTCGGCCAAGAAGGCAAACTGTTTTGGCGGAAAATGTGGGTGGGAGTGGGTATATATAGATATAAAATACCCATAACCTGCCAAAAGTGGGTGGGTGGGGGTGTCTGGCTGCAGCTGGGGCCGACCTGCCCTGATTTCTGGCGGTCAATGTCACATTGCGCTGTGATTTCCAACAAGTCCAGGCTCACATTGCACTGTGATGTATCCGGTTTTCGACCTGGTGTTTAATTGATGACATAGCTGTTGACATAGCTGCTGACATCTGAGATTAATTGCGGCGGGCGAGATGCCCAGCGAGCCGCGGCGTATCCCTCGGCACAGTTCTAAGGAAACACAACATGAGCATCAAGCAAACACTGGCCCAGCTTAAGGCAATGGGATGCAAGGCCACCTACTCGCGGGACTGGCAAGAGTATCGGGTGACGCTGCCCGACCTATCACCGGCACGGGAGGAGGCAGTCGCCTATTACACCAGCGATGCCGAGGACGCGCTTCACACTGGCGCTGCAATGAAGGGGCTCAACTGATGATACGGACACGCTATCAAGGCCCGACCGACACGCGAGGCTCGCGCATCAAGGCAACGAACGGGGCGCGTCAGGTGACAATCCCCTATCCCTACGAGCTGAACGTCGAGGACGCTCACGCCCTAGCAGCTGAGAAGCTGATGCTTATCCTGATGGATGACAGCGGCGACGAGCGCGTCGAATACACGATGGCCCGCAGCGCGAAGGATGACGGGTATTGCTTCTATCGAGTCGAAAGGGAGGACGCATAATGACCGACACGCAAATCCACCTAGCAATCCGCTTGGGCCTATTCGCCCTGATAGTAATCACCGCCAACCTATACGCAATGACTGGAGCATAACATGACACGCAAAGACTATGTATTAATCGCCGAAACCATCGCGCAGGTTCGCCGCGAAATCGCGCAGGAGCAATCCGACAACCTGTCAGATAGAGCTAAGGCAATCCTATCCGGCGAACGACTGGCGACCTACACAATCGCCCACAGGCTCGCCGAGAAGCTGCGGAACGACAATTCAAGGTTCGACCACAAGCGCTTCATCAACGCCTGCCAACTGGATGCGGAGCGCATCGCATGATTAGCCACATCGCAGTGCTATCGTTCTTCTGGGGCGTCCTGCTCCTATCGATACTTGTTATCAAGCACACCATCGAAGGAAACTAGCACCACCGGAGCGCGGAGCAATCCGCGCCGAGGCTGGCACTAGCGCCAACAAGGAAAGGAACCTTATGACACAGACCGAAATCGAAGCGATGATTGCCGACCTAAAGTCGCGCCGCTATCCGAACCACATCACGTTCGCATGGGAGCGCAGCGATGGCGATTATGAAATCGTCGGTGCGCTGAACGGCGAGACCATCGACGATGATAACCTATGGAATGGCACAGTCCGAGCCATGCTAATGTTGCTGCAGCTGAACGACACCGACACCCAAGCCTACCACCGCGAAGATATCTATTCAGTCGGTGAGGCTTGCGAGGACGAGGACTGGACTGCAATCGACATGGGAGCCGTGAAGTGAGCCATTACATCGGCACAATCTATTTTCTGGGCAAGTATCGCCCGCTATCGGTCGAAGGCGACAACCTAGAGGAAGTCATGATAGAATTATCCGCCCGTGCCCGTGAAGCGCCTCAGGAGGCTCAGGAGCGCATCAAAGACCTATGGCTAGGCATCGATACCCGATACAGCAAGCAAAGCGTTGAGCATGGCTCCTATGGCGCTTCATGGATGCGTATCGGACAGCCACCCGCCTATTCGGATTCTTGGCGCACCATGTGGGACTCGATGCCGCCATGCCCGAACCTGATTTACGGATAACCACAGGGGGGCTCCGGCTCCCCTTTTTTTGACCACCGCTTGGGTTGAATTACATAGGGAAGCGCGGCCCACCCTGTTGACGCTGTTGTCAAATGGTTGAATTAGATAGGTTGGCGCGGATTTTGGGCAATGTCACAAAAAAACCCTAGGATTCCTGCGGGTTTGAGGCCAGTTTGTCACGGATTTTTCGAAAATGTCACGACGATGTGACAGAAAAAACCGCAGAAATCCGCCCTTTTTTATATATATTTATAAATGTAACGATATTTATATATATACAACCCCCTGAAAATAAAAAGAGGGCCTATGAGAGATAGGGGGTGGGGGATATATATAGGGATGTATTTTTCCGAAATCCGTGACATTTTTGGGATTCCCCTGCAATAACAGGCACTTGCTTGTCACAAACTTGTCACAGGTCCGATTCGGCCCTATTTTTATCGTTTAAAAACAACGACTTGCTTGTCACGCTTTCCGTGACATTTTTGGGCAAATCCGTGACATTTTGGAAAATATAAAGGATGATGTGATAATTGTCGTTTTGCTGTTGACATATGTAAATCGGATAAACTATGGCTGGCGATAGGTTGCAATGTGACGTTGACAGCCGGATGATATGAGAAAGGATATTTAATATGACGCTTACGTTGAATGGAAAATCTTCCCCTTGGGGCATCGTGCAGGACGAAGAGGTCATTGCCGAGGGCATCATTTATGTTTCGACTGCATCGCACGGCGGCATCTGGGTTGCCCGTGAATTGCTTCCCCGTATCACGAAAGAAATGAAAGACTATGCGGCTTATTGGTCTGGTTCGTCGCAATGGTTTGAGGAGGATTGCGCGGCGCAGTGTGTGGTTGTTTCGTTTCCGGAATATTTCCCTGCCGAGCAGGTGGCATCGGCATGGGATGTTGTGAAGCGTTACGTTACGAAGGAGGCGGCGTGATGGTAAATGTAACCGAAGCCCTGCGTGATGCGTCTGGGGCGCTGCACTATGCGGTGATGGCGTTGGAGGCTCCTGAGGGGGCTTCCATACGCGATACGCTGGCGGAGCTTGGAGAGGCACGGGCGATTGTCGCGGATATGCTGGCGGCTCTGGAGCGGATTGTTGAGGTCGAGGGCAATGGCGGTTCGGCCATAGGTATGCGGTATATCGCATCGGCTGCGATTAAGGCCGCGAAGGGAGAGGCATGATGGATAAAGATACGACATATAACGGCTGGACGAATTACGAGACTTGGCGCGTTAATCTGGAGATGTTCGACGCTGATTTTTCCAGCGACAATGACATGGACGCTTACGATCTGGGGCAGAACTTGCGCGACATGGCGATGGAGACTGTTGGCGCAGAGGCATCGGGGATTGCTTTGGATTATGCCGAGGCGTTTCTAGCGCAGGTGAATTGGTATGAAATCGCGTCGATGAATATCGATGCGTATCGGCCAGAGGCGGATGAAGATGAAGAGGAGGATGCGTGATGGCTGCGACATACGTTTTTAGCACGGATTTATATATCGGTGCGGATAGCTTGGAGGAGGCACGGGATGGCCTCTTGGAATTGCTGGCTATGATGGTTCGCGGCGAGGATAGCGGCGCGTTTGAACTGATAGAGATGATTTACGAGGAGAAGAATGATGCCGAATTGGTGTGAAAATGTGGTGACGTTTACGGGGCCGAGGGCGAAGCTAGACGCGCTGATTGATGGCGCTGGCAAGCGGGAATTGTTGAACACAATCCGCCCGATGCCGGATAGCGTCTTTCGGGGGAACGTGGGCAGTGCCGAGCGCGAGAAGCATGGCTCGAATAATTGGTATGACTGGAGCGTTGAGCATTGGGGGACGAAATGGGAGGTTGGTGACGTTGGCATTGAGGACGAGGGCGAGAGCGTGACGTTCCGCTTTGACAGCGCATGGTCGCCACCTGTTGAGGCGTATCGTTATGCCGAGGAGGAGCAGGGCTTGTCTGTGGCTGCGATGTATTGCGAAACGGGCATGGATTATATTGGGCGCTATGGCGCTGGCGTTGAAGTGACCATGATGATCGGTGAGTGCGAGGATGAAGAGCTGCGCGATTGTTTCGCGTTTGCGTTTGAGGAGTGGGACGATGAATGAAGCGAAGGATTTGGCGAGATATGCGGCGATTTTTGCTGCCGATGCAGGGACGGACGCGCTGTATTATGATGAACGCTACACCGATGAGATGGCGGAGCTGTGCATATCGGTAGCAGAGGAGGCGATTCGGCGGCGCGAGGCGGCCAGAGAAGCTGGCGAGGACTTTTACGCCTGTGAATTTGTAGAGGTGGCTGCGGATGCGCTGAACCAGTGCCATGCGGCAACGCTGGAGCAGTTGTTTGAAGCTGGGCAGATGGCTTCGGATAGCTTGGCGGGGAAGGATCGGGACGATGACTGACGATATATTCCGCACAGTGCGTGAGCTTCTGGAGAGCAGCGATTGCGTGCTGATGGGCAATGCGGTGAACACGGAAGGCAAGCTGTATGACGATAGCGTAGCGAACCTGACCGCGATCTTGGCGATGCAGGAGCGTTATGACGCGATGCGGACGGCACTGCAAAGCATGGTTCTGAATTATGCTGCGTTTGGTCGGGTGACGGACACCTTCGTGGCTGATGCTGCGCGGCTGCTGGAGGAGATAGACGGATGAACGTGCGGCTGGAGGTGGATTGCAAGGAAGTTGCGCGGTTCGAGTATGGCATTCACGCCATGTGGGCGGCGCGGTCTTTGAGCATGGAGGACGATAGGCTTTGGACTGTGACTGATGAGCGCGACAGCGAGGTGACAGTGATCGAATACCGCAATGGGAAGGGATATTGATATGATTGTGAATATGACACTGGAAGTGACGCTGACCCTGCCGGATGACAGTGCGTCGATGGACATGGCAGGTGGGCGCGGCTGGGTTCTGCCCAATGGGGATTTCGTAAAGCCTTGGGCAACGCTGGAATGGAACGACGAGCGGGATTTGACCCGCGATGAGGCGCTGGAATTGGGCTGCGACATTGAGGACATGGTGACGAGCGTGGAGGTAGCAGATGAGGAAGTTTGATTTCACGCTGGGCTTTTCCGTGATGGCTAGTCACGAGCTGGACGCACGGGTGAAGCTGAAGGAATTGCTGAAGGCGATTAGCAAGGAAGAGATTTTGTGGGCAATGCAGATTGTGGATGAGGAAGAGGAGAAGGATGATGCGTAAATGGTTAGCAGAGAAGTTTTTTGATTGGGCTGTTCGTCTGGACTGGGATGCGGTTTTTATAATGTCATTGGAAGTTGTGATGATCGAGGCCAAGGAGGAGAAATTATTTACCCCGAAGAAGAAGGTTGGCCGTCCGCTTGGCAGCAAGGATAAGAAGCCGCGCAATAAGGCGAACATGGGCCGTCCGGCTGGTAGCAAGAATAAATCCTCATCGCGCAAGAATAAATCCTCATCAAGCGAGGTGCAGCCATGAGAGAGCTAGACGCAGCAGACGCAGGTGAGCTGCTCGATGTGCTGGATTTGCTTGTCAATTCGATTGATGAACACGTTAATGGGGATGACAGCCCGTATATCGACCCGTCTTTATGGGATGACTATTACACGGCGTTTGACACGCTGGTTGAGTATGGCCGCAGAGAGCCGAGGAGGAAGAGATGAACACGGAAGAACGATTCGTGGTGAAACAGATAGTGGGGCGCGCTCTGGACAAGGGCTATTTGTTGTCGGTGTTTGACGGCGAGGAATATCCTATCATGCACAGCGATGACCCTGAAGCGGTGATGGTCGAGCTGGGGCACTGCGACGAAGAGTGGCTGCAGGTGGCGAACGCTGACCGCAAGCGGATTGGTTCTATTTATCTGGTCTACGGCAATGACGCTGACGAGGTGGTCGCGGACTGCACGGACAAGCCGGAGATTTTGGAGATTGTGGGATGACTGATACCGAAGTTATACTGAAGGCACGCGATGCCTTTAGTGAACGTGATAGGGCGGCGCGTAGGCTGCAAGAGATTGATGGTGAGATCAAGGAGCTGGTGAAGGCGTATAGCTTGGCGACTAAGGTCTGGGGCTTCACGGCGCTAATGTTGAGGCAGGCTGTGCGTGCGAGGCTGGGCGACGCTGCGTAATGCTGGGCTATGCGAACCGCTATGAGGAGAAGGGGACTCTTCCCTTCGAGGTGGTCGAGGTGATAAGCGGGCACGAGCTTGTGATTCGGGAGATGGCGGCTGACCTGAAGAAAGGTTGGCGTCCGGCCATGATCATGGGCCATTGCACGAATGAGGAAGAGCAGGACTGGACGATAGCACCTGACCCGCAAGCACTGACGTTCCGTATCCGGCTGGACAAGCATGGGAAATGGAAGGATGCAGCGGGAAAGGTGTATCGCACCGAGGCTATTCCGATACGCTTCCACCGATATAGTTTTGTCGGAGGCGTTTACGACAGCGAGAGTTAAGGCTTGTAAGTTTCGGTTCCGTATGCAAGCATTAGTGTTTGTGCGTTTGACGGCGCGATTTTAGAAAGGTATTAACAACATGACCGGAAAATGTGGCAATGTCCAAGGCTTGCCTAAAAACCACATAGCTTCCAGCGAGCGGCCTCCTTTCCCCGCCGCTGGCAAGGCCGTCAATCTCCGGTCAATATCTATAAGCGACATCAAGGATCGCTTGAGTTCCACACACATCGAGGCACTGTGCAAGGCTTGGCTGCCGGATGGCAAGCGGCAGGGTGGGTGGTTTGTCTGCCGCACTCCGTGGCGCGAGGATCGCAGTGCTTCGCTGGGCGTTTCGCTTAGCACGGGGCGTTGGAAAGATTTTGCGACTGGGGAACATGGCGACATGATCGACCTGTCTATGAGGCTATTCGGGGATAGCCTGCATGAAACATTAAAAGGATTCGCAGATATGCTGGGCATGAACCATGCGTAAGATAGACCTGACGGCGGTTAAGGCCGAGGACATAACGGACACACCGAGCATAGTCACACCCATGCCAGAGCCGATTGAGGTTCCTGCGAAGTTGAAGGCTGCACTGGGCGGTGAGCCGGACTCGATGTGGATATACCGCCTTGCTGATGGCTCTGCCTTTGGTGCGGTGGCACGCTGGAACCCTGAAGGGAAGCGCAAAGAAATCCGACCGATTGTTTGGGACGGAAAGAAGTTTCTGACCTCTGGGTTTGGGACTGGCCGTCCGTTGTATAACAGCGACATGATTGCGTCCGCGCCGAACTCGCCTGTGCTGATTGTCGAGGGTGAGAAGGCTGCGGATGCAGCGCAGCAGTATCTGCCTGAGGGTTGGGTTGTTGCGACGTGGCAGGGTGGCGCGAACGCTGTGGATCAGAGTAGCTGGGCTGTGCTTGAGGGTCACAGTGTTGTTGTCTGGCCGGATAATGATGGCGCTGGGGCGCAGGCTGCGATGGAGATACAGGCTATTCTGGCGCGTCACGCTGTTCCGGTTTCGATTGTGGGGCTGAGCCCTGCGTTTCCTGATGGCTGGGACTTGGGCGACGAGCTGCCAGCGAAGGTAAAGCCGGAGAATATCACGGGCCTGCTGCGGCGGGAGCTGAAGCGTGCTGCTGTGGCTACACCGGACGCGCCGGAGCCTGTGAAAGAGAAGAAGGTCATTGACTACGACGAGGATGCGGAGCGTGAGTGGCGACCGCTGGGCTATGATCACATGAAATATATGCTGATGACGCAGCAACGGGAGCAGGTGGATGTGTTCGATCCCGACCGCCTGATGAGCCAGAAGGGCTGCATGAATATCTATGGCGACCCGACCTACTGGGGCGGCCAGCAAGGCAAGCCGGACGGCAAGGGCGTGGACTGGATACAGTCTGGGATTACTATCATGGATCGTTGCCATGAGCTTGGCGTCTATGATCCGAAGCGCCTGCGTGGGCGCGGCATCTGGATTGATAAGGCTGACGATAACGTCGAGCGGGCAGTGATGAACACGGGCAGTAAGCTGGTGGTCAGTCGGTCTGGTGGTGCGACACGGGAGATTCCGTTTGTTCGGTTCAAGAGCCGCTGGATTTACGAGAAGAACGCCGACCTGATCTTGGATGTGGACGACTATAACACACGGGCCAGCGATGACGATGGCCGCATGATCCGTGAGCTGTGCAACAAGGTGCGCTGGGATGCGCCGATCTATGGCGACCTATTGGCTGGCTGGATTGCGACGGCGGTAGTTTGCGGTGGTCTGCAGTGGCGGACGCACGCTTGGGTTACAGGCAATCAGGGTTCGGGTAAATCGACAGTGGTCAATGAGATTGCGGGCGCGTGCCTTGGGGACTTGGCTATCTATCCATTAGGGGCAACGACCGAGGCTGGCATCCGTCAGGTGGTGCGTAATGATGCTATGCCAGTGGTGTTCGATGAGAGCGAGGCTGACGATAAGCAGAAGATGCAGGCCGAGGCGCGGCGCAAGGCGGTTCTGGATCTGATGCGGCAGGCTTCGAGCGAGGGGCGTGGCCGCATTCTGAAGGGGTCGGCGAACCATAGCGCACAGGCGTTTACGATGCGGTCGTCGTTCCTGATGTCATCGATTGGTGTTGGCCTGAAGGAAGCAGCTGACCTTACGAGAACGGCAGTGCTGACGATCAAGCCGCTGGACAGTTACAGCCATGACGAGCGGAAGAAGAAGGAGCAGGAGTTCAAGGACTTCCTGAGCCTTGCATCGGAGATACCGCAGGATATGCCGCAGCGCCTGTTGGCACGGCAGTTGCATAACATATTTACGCTGCGTCACAACGTGGAGATATTCAAGGAAACGATTGCTACTGTGCTGGCGAACCGACGCATTGGCGACCAGCTGGGGACGCTGATGGCTGGCTGCTATAGCCTGTATAGCACGAAGCGTTTGGACATGAAGCAGTGCGAGAAATACCTGAACACGGTGAACCTAGATGAGTTCCTGCAGGTGAAGTCGGAGCGCGAGGACATATCGCTGCTGCATCACATCGTGGGGAGCATGATCCGCGTTGAGACTGTTCACGGCGCACAGGAGCGGACGATTGGCGAGCTGCTGATAGTTTGCTTTACCCGCGATGACACGACGGACGTTCGGTTGAAAGTGGCAGAGTCCACGCTTTCCCGTTATGGAATGAAGATCGAACGTGAATATGGGAATGTCGTAGGAGTATGGATAGGCCAGAGCATCCAGCCGATGAACCGGATCATGCAAACGTCTGTCTATTTCGAGGGCTGGGCTGGTGTCTTGCTGCGCCACCCATACGCCAAGAAGAGCACCGAGAGTGTTCGCTTCGGGGGCGCGACTTCACGAGCGATTTATCTACCTAAACAGGAGTGGCCAGTAGGACTATGGGAATGAAGAATAAACACGAAGGCACTGAATTAGCCTTCCAGATCATCCGCGATTGGCCGGACACTACGCTTCTGGGCAAGCGTCCGCATCAAGTTTCTGCGGCGTTTGGTATCAGCTTGGATACTGCTGAAAGACTGTTGAAAGAAGAGCGTCGTCGCCGTAATTTCTGAGTTGAATTACAGTGATGAATGTGCGAGATTGATAAAAACAACCGGAGAATGATATGAGTTTTGAAATTGAAGATGAACATGCGATTCCTGCTGCGCGGCAGCATAGTGGACGCCGAGAAAAATACCCTTGGTCGCAGCTGGATGTGGGCCAGAGCTTCTTTGTGAAGGATGTTGCGCTTCGCTCAATGAGCAGCACTGCGTCTCACGCTGGCCGTCGCAACGGCAAGAAGTTCATTGCCCGTGAGTCCGAAGGTGGCGTCCGGGTCTGGCGCTATGAGTGATATAGTCGAGGCAATGGACATTGACGGGCAGCTGTATGTGTCCGGCCACAATCTACCGCAATTTCTTGAGCGCGCTATGGAACGAGGCGCGGAGATCGAACGCGCCCGCATCGTGGCGTGGCTGCGTGATGACGTTGCCACAGTGATAAGCGACTTGATCAGCATACAGATCGAGGAGTGCGTCCATATGAAGGATTCCGTGGAGTGACTGAGGCAGAGGAAGAGCGCGCCCGTATTGTGGGTATAATCCAAGGGCGCATCGACATCCATAGCCGCTTCGTTGAGTTCTGCATGGAAAATGATGTGCGGGTAACGCCGAGTATCTTTAGCTCCTTAATGGAGCTGCGTTCATTGTTGCGAAAAATAAAGGAGGAATCGAAATGAAAAAGTTGGCGATTGGATTTATGATTGGGTTGGCTGCAGGCGCAGCGGCTCCGGCAGCAGCAGCTAAACTTGTTGGCGATACTGGTTACCTGTTCGGCTGGAGCGTGACCAAGGACGGCGAGGACATCTGCTACATGCCCTTCGTATGGACGGCGACCCGCGAGATCGAATGTGATTAAATGCTTAATCGACTGGGTGTTGACGCGCCTGTTTGATGGATATGGGGATTGGGAACAGTGAGCGACAGAGAAATCATCCGCACGATTGGATACATAACCGACGATAAGTATATCGCATCCTATCACGGTGTTGATGTGCGGCGTGTTTCTAATCTGCGTAAGCAGATCAGCAGGCGCAGTGCTGAGGTGCCGAAGAAGTCATATGTTTCCCGGAATACCGCGACCACTCCAGTGAGCAGTGAGCCTGACAACAAGCGCTACATCGATGCAAGAGATGGATCCAATGCGTTGCTCAAGGCACTGCATCAGTTCTTTGAGGCGCGTTTGAGGGAGCAAGCGCAGTGACCCTGCGCCAATTCCTGTTCGATAATTTCGGCTGGGATATTTATGAATGGGAAATAGATGACATCAGATTTTGACATCCGCAGTTCAAAGTATAACCTAAGCTCAATGGAAGTCGGTGATATTCGCACGTTTGATGCACCGGAGGCCGCTGACAAAAGACGAATCCGTCGCGCTGCGCACAATCAAAACGAGCGGACGGATCGGCATTATGCGACCACCGCCAAGGGCGACACTATCCGTATCATGAGGGTTAGATGAGCAGCAGAAACCTACCAAACCATCTTTACGTTTATGTGGACAGCGCATTCATTCGCAGGGATGGCAAAGGTTTCGAGCCTGCTGTTTGGTTCGCCCTGAGATCCGAGCCTGACCGGGCGTGGGGTTGTCACCTCATGCTGGAATGTGGCGCGGTCTATCGGAACGTGCCGCCTCATGCACTGGCGTTCTCTGACAAACCAGATGTTTACTGGCCGTTGGAGAAGGCGCAGGTCTGGGACTGCTACGGCACTGAGTTCGATGTTATCCGCTATGAATATCTGGCAAACCTTGAGGCGCGTTACGATGGCAGCGATGACCGAGCGACCTGCCTGTTCACTGCCTGCCCGCACAGCGATGGGTTCAGCGCAGCGCCAGACCAGAGCAAGGAGTTCATGTTCATGCGAACGACGGGTGATCGCCTGCTGATAAGGCCGACGAATATGGTTCTGTTCGAGGAGCGTAGCTTCACTGAGGACAGCGGCTGGCCTACCGACATTGCGACATCAACGCAGGTATGGCGGGCAGAGTGACGGATCAGCTTCGGTCGTGTCGTTAAGGCACTTTGGAACCCTGCTGGCAGGCCGGGGCGAAGATAGTCTGCCACATAAGGAAATCTATGGTTCAGCTTAGAGACTATCAAGAATCAGCCGTTCAGGCTGTGCGCGACAGCTTTCGCAATGGGCACAAGAAAACCCTGCTCGTTTCCCCTACGGGATCGGGCAAGACGGTGATCTTCAGCTACATCGCGGCAGGCATGGCGAAGAATAACAAGCGCATCCTAATCGTGGCGCACAGGCGCGAGCTGCTCAAGCAAATCAGCGGCGCGCTGAAGAAGGTGGGCGTGCGTCATGCTGTCCTATCTGGCGGGACGCCGGGTATTCCTATTGCCAATGTCGTGGTGGCATCCGTGTTCACGCTGGTGCGGCGCATGAAGATGATGAAGCCGTTCGACCTGATCATTGGCGACGAGGCGCATCACTTCACCCCTGACAGCAGCTGGGGCAAGGTCGTGGCTGGCTTCCCCTCTGCCCGTGTGCTGGGCGTTACGGCTACGCCTGAGCGCCTTGACGGCAAAGGCATGGGCCAGATGTTCGATGATATGGTGATGGGCCCTACAGTCGCAGAGCTGACCGCACAGGGCTTCCTGTCGCACGCTGTGGTCTATGCACCAAGCGCACCTGATCTTGGCTCTGTTGGTACGCGCATGGGCGATTACGTATCCAAGCAGCTCGAAGACGCGATGGACAAGCCGATCATCACTGGCAGCGCGGTCAAGCACTATGGTAAATACGCGCCGGGCAAGAAGGCAATCGCGTTCTGCGTGAGCGTTAAGCACGCCAAGGATGTGGCCGAAGACTTCCGTGTCTCTGGCTATGCAGCCAGCCACATCGATGGCGGCATGGATGATACTGAGCGGGATGCTGTTCTGAAAGCCTTCGAGGAAGACCGGATTCAGATCCTGACGAGCTGCGATCTGGTGAGCGAGGGCTTCGATCTTCCGTCCGTTGAGGTCGCGATCCTACTGCGCCCGACGAAATCCCTTGGCCTGTTCCTGCAGCAATGCGGTCGAGCAATCAGGCCGCACCCTGACAAGGAGAGGACGATCATCCTTGATCATGCCGGCAACACCGCAAGGCATGGGTTCATTGACGATGAGCGGGATTGGAGCCTTGCTGATGGGTTCGTTGCGAATCGCGGCAAGAGTGGAGAAAAGGTTGTATCCGTTCGGACATGCACTGCCTGCTTCGCGGTCCACAAGCCGACACCTACCTGCCCCATGTGCGGCCATGTCTATCCTATCACGGCCAGAAAAGTGAAGCATGTGGATGGCGATCTGGTTGTCACACGCCGCGAGGGTGATCCTGAAACTGAAACCATAGAGGGGATGATGCAGAAGAAGTTCCGCGTCCTCACCAGCGTGGCCCGCAAGCGCGGCTACAATAACCCGACGCAATGGGCATTCAATGTTATCTGCGGGCAAGAGGCATCACGCCTTGCCAAGAAGGTGGGTATGCGCGATGCTCAGACAACCAACGGCCTGACGGCAGAAGAGAGGGCTTCGATATGGAAGATGACGATGGGAACGAAACAGAGTTCCATTCGGTAGTTGTGCCGCTGTCCCTGATCCATGCGCTGACATTCGAGATGTTGCATGTGCTGGATCAGTGGCATGAAGATCGGAAGATTGATGTGATTGATCACCGGCAATGCTTCGCCGCCATGATGGCCGCGACTGAGGCTGTGCTTGAGCAGCTGGACAATGACGGACAGGAGCTAACCCTGCAATGAGCAGTGAAGCTGCAATCCAGCAGGCGATTCGTCTTGCACTGGGCCAGAGGCAGGACATCATGATGTTCCGGATCAACGTCGGTAAGTTCCGACCGCTCGATGGCGGAGCCCGTGTCATCCAGTCCGCGCCTGAGGGGACACCCGACCTGCTTGGCGTCATGTCACCGGGCCGAGCGTTTGCTATCGAGGTCAAGACCGAGAAGGGAAAGCAGCGGCTTGCGCAGGCAGCATGGCAGAGCGCATGGGAAAAACGCGGTGGAATATACGTGTTGGCGCGATCTGTTGAAGATGTTTACAAGGGACTTGACATAACTCCGTAGACATCTGTATACACAATGTAGGCCGACTGTATACGGCCAGTAACCGGAGAAAATAAATGGCTATTATACAAGTACGTGACCAGAAGCACTGGCACGAGTTGCGTTCTCAGCACGTTGGTGGGAGCGATGTTGCTGCGTTGTTTGGGCTGTCGCCCTATTCGAGCCGCTGGCAACTGTGGATGGAGAAGGCTGGCAAGCTGCCGCCGGAGGACATCTCTGGCAACAAGGCTGTGCAAGCTGGGACATTCCTTGAGAGTGGCATTGCAAACTGGGCGTCGCACCGTTGGTCGATGGATCTTGGTAAGGTCAGTGACTATTACACGGTCGATGACTGCCCCGGTATGGGTGCATCGTTCGATTACATCACGGCAGGCGGCGCACCTGTGGAGATCAAATGGTCTGCCCGTGGCTATGGCTGGCACTACAATGGCGAAGAGATTGACGAAGCGCCTGAGAACTATCTGCTTCAGGTGCAGCACCAGCTGGCTTGCACGACTTCGGATCACGCATGGCTTGTTGCCCTGATCGATGACGAGCCGCGCCGCATGAAGATCCCGCGCAACGACAACATCATTGATGCAATCAAGCATGAGATTACATCGTTCTGGCAGTCGATTGCTGAAGGCAAGGAGCCTGAGCCGGATTACACGACCGACGTGGGCGCTATCACCAAGCTCATGGGCACGCTGCCTAAGAGCGATGTCGTGCTCGATGACGGAGACGCGCTGCTCTTCTTGGAATATAAGACTGCCAAGCAAGACGAGAAGTATGCAGCTGCCCGCGCCGACGAGGCTAAGGCTGAGATCTTGATGAAGGCCCGTGCAAAGCTGGAGCTTATGAACACATCGAAGGACAAGGCTTCCGTGAAGTGCGGAGAACATAAGATGTCGATCAGTGTGGTTGCTGATAATCCCGGCAAGGAAATCACGGCTGACATGGTTGGCACCCTGACGGGCAAGCGTTCTGGCTACACTACAGTAAGGATTACCTGATGAAAGATATTGTTATGATGAGGGTCGATAGGGATCTGCTGGCAAGGCTGCGCGATGTCGCAGCCAAGCACCCGCTAAAGCCTACGCTTCGAGCCGTTGTCGAACGTGCCATTGAATTAATGATTGATGATCTAGAAGAGGAATTGAAAAATGCAAAGTAATGAGATGGTTCCCGTGAAGCCGATAGATCGGTTTAAGCAGGAGCTGGCCATGCGCGAAGGGCATCTCCGCAGCCTTCTCCCGCAGTCTATGACAGTCGATAAGTTCCAAGGCATTGTGGTGGCGGCTGTCGCTGACAACATGGACTTGCTGGACTGCGACCGTGGTTCACTGCTGAAGGCGTGCCTGAGCGCCGCTGAGCTTGGCCTGTCGCTCAATAAGAGCATGGGTGAGGCTGACATCCTGAAGGTTTGGGATGGCCGCATGAAGAAGAATGTCGCGCAGTTCCGTCCACGTTATAAGGGATTGATGAAGCTGGCGCTGCAGGCTGGTGAGGTTCTGAAGATCGAGAGCCGTCTGGTATATAGCAAAGACTTGTTCGAGGTCGAAGAAGGCATCGAGTCGCGCATCATCCACAAGCATGGCCTGTCTGATCGCGGTGAGAAGATCGGCGCGTACTGTGTGTGGAAGTTGAAGAACGGCGAGACGCAGTTCGAGATCATGAGCAAGGAAGAGATCCTTTCGATCCGTGACCGCTCATCATCGAAGACTAAGGACGGCACTATCGTCGGCCCTTGGAAGACTGATGAAGCTGAGATGTGGCGCAAGACTGTGGTCCGCCGAGCCAGCAAGTATATGCCACTGTCCACCGAAGCGCAGCGTGCTGTGATGGCTGACAATCAGGCTGAAGGCATCATCGAGGCCGATGAGTATAGCGGCAGCGAGATGGACATCACCGACTTCGATGACGTTCCTGCAGCCGAAGCTCAGGTGCAGACCCTTGAGGAAAAGATTGTAGCCAAGGCTAAGCCTAAGGCTCCGCTGCACATCGATGTGCTGGAGGCTGGCGAAGACGAAGAAGGCATGACGGATTGGGATGGGTGGGCAATCACTGCGTGTGAGATTGTTGCAAGCCTGTCCCCTGAAGAACGCGAAGCATGGCGCGTATTGCACGAAGCAATGCTTGAAGAGGCAGAGCTAATGGCCCCACGCAACACCACCAAGTTAATGAAGCTGTTTCAATAAGGAGAAAGTAAATGGGTAAAAAGTATGATCTCGTCGTCAAGGTTGGCGAATACACAGATGGCCAAGGCCAGACCAAGGGCCGGTTCAAGAACGTCGGCGTCATGATGGACGGGGACAAGGGCCCTTACATCCTGCTCGACCGCACGTTCAATCCAGCTGGCGTTGGCGGCAATGAAGGCCGTGAGAGCATCATCGTGTCGCTCTATGAGCCTAAGGATGGCGGCGGCCAGCAGGCGCACTCAGCCGCTAAGGCAGACGGCTATCAGCCTGCAGCGCGTGACTTAGGCGGGGATGATGTTCCGTTTTAATTACTGGGGTAGGGCGGGTTCAATCCCGCCCTCCGCTTCATACTCGCCATCTTCGGATTCGTCTTCTTGATCCTCAACCATAATCGTCTGGTAAATATCTTCAACTGCCTGACGCTTCAGCTTACCCACTCTGTCGAGCTTCATGCCCGGGTATAGCTCCGACATCATGGCGTTTTTAAGAGTCTGATCTGACGGCGGCTTGATGGCGTCTTCCATATTACCAGCTTGGATTTCAGCTGAATACTCACTGGAAATCTTGCGTATTTCCCTATCGAATTGCATGCGGATCTTTTCTGCTTCAGCCTTTTTGCCAGCCTTGTCAGCTTTGACTGCATCAGCCAGTAGCTTGCCAAGACGCAATGTATTTCTCCGCTCTGCGTCACGAGTGGACTCATTAAGATTCTTTACTGCCTGCCTCGCCTGCTGCCGGCGCGCAATATCAGTTGTTTGAAAACCCCCGGCGCGAGGGAGCTGCTCTTCAAAGAAACCCATTTCCTCAGCTGGTTTTACAAGCGTACCGTAGCGCGTCCTGACGCCCTCCTGCGGATACTGCACGAAGCCCTTTAAGAGATCCGACGGCCCTTTACCAATGAACGGCGATACAGCTGCCACATAAGCGCCAATCGGCTGCACCCCAGATGCGCGACGATCAAGGTACTCTGAGATCTTCAGGACGCTGGTTGAGATAGCCGGAACGATACTGAGACCGTCTTCAAATTCAGGGATGATGGACGTGAATCCAATACGCTCACTGATATTCAAACCAAATGCCCGTGACGGCCCACGGAAGATTGCTTCTGCATCCCGGCGCGCATCTTCGTCGCCGCCAAACATCTCGGCCAGCATCATCTGCGCCTCAGTGCGCATGTCTAATTTTTTCCCGTTGAGCTTGTTATAAATATACTGGAAGATATTGATCGCATCGTCGCCAAATGGAATAGCAAACAACAGGCCAGCCACAGTCCACATCGTCATGATCGTGAACATGGCAGCTATCTTACCACGCGGGCCCTGCTTGCGGAGATTCTCAGACAATAAGAACATAGTCTGCAGAGCATACTGGGAAAACTGTAGCAGCACGCCGCCAGCACCACGCATGACGGGCGGCTTCTCGATCTGACCGCCCATGAACGTCGCTGTCTCAACCATAAATTCAGCAACGTCGAAGGGATCGGAGCCCTCATCCATGATTATCTTGGCGCGCTCGTTGTCCTTGTAGGCTTCCTGCCAGTTCTTCAGAGCTTTTTGATCTTTGGCATAGCGATACGCCACAATGAACGCAGCCGCCTTGTTCATCTCTTCAGTGACAGAGATGACGCTCGATCCGTACTGGAAGTATCGCTGTGCCGCCTGCCTAATACCGCCGCCGCGAGACGCCATGATTTCGGTTTCAACACCCATAAGCTCTGGGTTCATCTGGGCCCGGACGGTTCCACGCTTGTTCGCAAGAACGAGAGCGTCGCGCTCTTCGTCGGTCAGGCCCGGTATCGCGTATGGATCAACGTGCATTCCATAGCCAACCTGACCACGGAATCCGGCGATGACCTGAGCTGACATCTTATAAATATCAAGACCAGCCGAACCCTTCATGATCGTCATCTGTGGGGCAGTGACTGTCCAGACAGACATGGCGTTCACCGATGATGACGCAATGCTTCCCCACATAGAGTTAAAAAAGCCAATCGTCCGGAGAGCGCGAAATATACCATGCTCAGGGCTATCTACGTATTCGTCCCAGCCCTCAGCATATTCACGCTCAGCATCGCTTACGTTGCGCTTCAGATCATCAAACGCCTCGGAGTATTCCTCACGATACATCCGGTGAGAAACCGTCGATGCCACGATGCGATTGTAATCGAGCAGCCGATCCGTGAAGTTCGTATCATAACCCGGAATGTCGCGGGATTGCTTCATGTAGCTGGAGATCAGATCTTCCATCAGGACGGAGCGCACGCTCTTCGGGAGATCAGCAATTACGCCACGCGCAACCTGCTCTGCGTTTGCTGCGCTGAGTTCACCAACGGTATCCTGAGAGAACATGCCGCCCATAGTCCGGTCGAAGTAATTCTTGATGATCTTGCCAGCGTTGGCATCCATCAAGTTCAGCAGCTTATCCAAGCCGGATAAGTCGTCGATAGTCAGGCGCTCATTCACGTCGGCAGCGCGGCGACTCACGACCACCTTGTATCCTTCACTGGATGGGTACTTCTTTTGAATCTCAGCAATCTTTTTGTTGATGCCCGGATCTGGAATCAGCTTGGCAGCCTTCGGTCCCACCATATTCTTCAGCCACTGAAGGCTGTCCAGCATGAAGAAAGCGCCACTGTCTATCGTGCCATCGGGGCCATAGACCATGATGCGCGTATCACCTGAGCGCATGAACGGGATGTAAGATATCAGACGCTGCGACTCAATGGCATCGAACAGGCGGAGAAGTTCGTCGCGGAACTCCTCGTCCTCAACACCCTTTTCAATACCTTCACGGCTGTATTCACCATCGTAACCAAGCGCAGCCAGTCGCGATTTGGCATCCAGCGTAAAGCGACTATCCAGATAATCCCGCACCTCATGTAGCAGGCGGGTTTCATTTGCATCCAGCTTCAGTATTTCGCCGGGCTTCGATAGTTCAGGAGCGACGCGTCGCTCGATCCCGTCCGCACCTTCGCGCCGAAGTTCACGGGTCTTGAGGGAAAAGTTACGCCCAGTGTCGCGGACAGGTGTCCTTGACAGGCGGAGATACTCGAAAACCGCGTTGAGCTTCTGCTTGGATTCCTTCGGCAGCTGGTTCACTTCATGCAGCAGCCCTTCAAAGTCAGCCATGAGAAGGTTGCGCATCTTGATCTTGTCGTTCGTTGCCTTGTGCATGCGGGCAAAGAACTTGCTTTTCCGGGCAACGGCAGTCGCTGGACGCAGCCACGACGAAAAGGCCCCAATGTTTTGCACGGGGTCCAAAAAGACCGGAGCCTCCGGAGGATTGTCCAGAGCAACATCAGCAATATCAAGGGAGCAGTTAGATCCTATCATCAGTCACACCCTCGGTTTTCTTTCTGCAAGTCAGCGCCTTCTTTGATGATCTTATCGTTGGGTTTCTGCGCTTTGGCAACCGCATTCCGCATCTGCTTAGGCGTCCCATTAATCAGAGCCTGAACAGCCTGCTTGTTGTTTGTTACCTTCTCAGGTGAAACCGATTCTTCGTTTACTGCAGCTACGCGGAAGTCGGCCTTCGCCTTGTCACCCGCCGCTATTACGCTATTAGCAGCGTCTAGGAAGTCGTTGAAGAACTGATCTCGCGCCGGGCCCATGCCGAATATCTTGCGGATCATATCCACAAAGTCATCCCACCATGACCGCTTACCAGCTTCCTTCTCACTCATGAGACGGTAACCGCTGCCATCCTTCACGACACGCTTAGCGAAATCCTGAATATCCTTATTGGTCAGCAGGTATGCCAGCGCTTCATTCGGAGATTCCGCTGCGCTTATAACGGTACTGGGGATGCCTGCGCCACCCTCGTATTCTTTCTTAATAACATTACCGAATTTGCGCCACATGTTATTAAATTTCTGGACCTCTGCCGCGACATCTTCATTGTATAAACCGCGATCTTCCAGAGGCTCACGATTGCGTTCATTGTAAACTCCAACGCTTGACCAACGCGCCTTCACGTAAGCGTGGATCGCTTCATGCAGGAACGTCTGCTCATTAACACCGTTCGCTGCTTGGTATTTGTTCTTTATAAGGTAGATGTTCTTATCTTTTGGCGTCGAAAGAACCATGCCGCGAACGTCACCGATAGTCACAAGATAAATGGAATCTTCGTCAGCTCCGTTCTTTGAGAGCGTAGCTATCGCTTTGTCATAGTCGTTGACCGGATCAAGGATAACCGTCTTCTGATCACCAACGCCGTTCAAGGCTAGAATGGCGGCCATTTTCCGTGCGTCTGGGTTCTTGCTGCTCTTCTGGATTAACTCAATGGCCTTCTTCGTGTCACCACTTTCAAGCGTTTTGTAGAGAGCGCTGTTCGGCGCAATCGGGGTATCGTTAATAGTCGCACTTGCTGGCGATGAAGCCAATGCCGCCGCTGCTGCAATGGCAGTTACAGGCTTAGAGTCGCGTATGTTGGCATATTCAAAAGCCTTGTCTTCGAGCATCTGGTTAGAAACAAACTTACCATCGCTCTTCGCCAAGCTATCCAGCGCCTTGATGATTGGCGCGTTTGAATCCAGCTTGAAGAGACCCTTGATCTTTATCGAAAGCTCACGCAGCCAATTCTTCAGGCGTCCAAGCAGCGAACCCTGCACATCATACCGGCCCTGCAAAATTTCAGTGGCGTTGACGGCCCAGAACTCTGACGGGTTCACATATTGGTAGAGGCGTCCGTCAACTTTCCCAGACGAAATCAGCCCCGTCGCAAACTTGAATGCCGAGCTAGGGCTATAGTATTTATCCTTTAGCTTAATCTGCTCTTGGTTATGGAACGCACGGATGGCTTGGAAAAACAGGGTATCGTTTTCATTCTTGCCATCGTAAGAAAGCACCTCAACTTCATTCAGCTCCTTCGCCCAAGCCCGCTTGATTGCTGCACGAATATCCTGCGGCATCATGCGCTCAAGGTGGTGCATGATTTCATGGACCGTCGTGCCATCGTTAGCCCGGCCTTTAATCAAGCGCATGACACGGGAAAGCGGATCATATTCTCCTAAGAAACTACTATCCTTAGGCTGCTTTACTACAGAAATGCCAAGATCATTAAGCAGGTTTTCATTGCGCAGAATGAACCACTCTGCAAAATTAGCTTCCTCTTCAGATATGTTGCCTTTGCGCTTCTGCTCAAGGAGAACCGACCTGATCCTGTCAGGGCCACGAACCTTCAGCTTACCAAGATCTTCCCAGCGCTTCCAGTTCTTCATGTCTTCAATGAAGTTAGAGTACGACGCTACCTCAAAAGCAAACTCATTGGCATTTATCTTGCCGTCAGCCCACAGCTTCATGAGCTTGGTAACGCCACGGGACAATGACGGAACCCTGCGGGCCTCATCGAGTATCTCCTCTCGACGCTTTGGCGAGATCGGCTGGATGCTGGCAAACATATTGGACTGCCCAGCGCCACTGCCGCGTTCGTCCAAGATGCCGTCAAGGATTTCAACGGGCGACATTGAATCGCTCTCAAACAAGCCCTCGCTCGTTGTCTGCTCAGAAGCCCGGCGCGCATACTTTTCAAGCACGTCAGCAATGGCTTCGCGGCCAGCTGCGCGACCCAAGGTTTCATTATAGAACGAACGAATGAACCGCTCCGTCACAGGATTCAACGGATTGAATGCGTCCTGCTGGCTTAGGAAGTCGCCAATCTTCATGCCCTTGTTGCGGACATCGCGAACAATCTTTGCCGCTTCAACAAGCTGCTTGGTCGTGTCCATTTCTGGCTCGACATCACCCTCTTTGATTGCATCGAGCATACGACGCCATGCCGGGGCAGCATCCTCAAGCGCACCACCAATGCTCTTGATGTTATTGTCCTGAGATTCATCAAGGGTGTTGATCAGGTCAGCATCACCGTATGCCGATGATTTAACAGCGGTGCGAAGGCGGCGAGTGCCTTCAGCTGACAACCGACCATCTTTATCAAGGAACGCAGCCTGCTCTTGCGTTGGCAGCTTCGACAGGAACGCACGCACAAATCCCTGATTGGTTGAAGCATTGACATCAGGAGACGCCATGAGGCTCATGACATCTGGGGTCAAAGACGCTGCGTCAGTCTGAGCTTTCTCGCTGGTGCTGAGCTGCAGCTTCGTGTCCATGTTGCTTTCGCGCACGAACTTCGAGCGCTCCTCCGGCGTCATCCGGTCAATACGGCGGCGCACCAGAACTGGACGATCAAGACCAGATATGTCGAAGCCCTGATCTTCAATGAACTTACGATAGGCATCAGCCTTCTCAGGAGACTCGTCGTACACTTTGTTAATCGCCAAGACGCGACCGTTGCCGCTCTCGACCACATTGTCTGGGCCAACAATCGGAGAACCACGGTCGCTCTCAAGGCTCTCACCAAGGCGCTCAGGGTCAAACTTAGCGAAGATGTCCTGAACCTGCAGGTCAGTGGAAGATCGGCTGCGGTCGCGGTTCTGCAGGTCGCCTGTAGCCGCTGTCAGATTGGCTGCATCCACGACCTCGAAGGCAGTTTTTACTTTCGATCCACCGGGAGTGGTTACGGTGCGGACACGCTCTGGTGGTGGCGGCGGGAGCTCAGGCTCTTGTACAGGTTCTTGTACAGGTGCAGGCGCAGACACAGGCACAGCGGCCTCATCCAGAAACGCTTCTGAGAAATTGTCCGTAGACTGCCTACCGTCTTCACCAGTCATGCTCGAAGCAAACGAGTTGATCTTGCCTTCATCGAGCGACCTTGCGCGCTGTTCGCCTTTACCAAAGATGTGAACCGGGACAGGAACGTCCCCATTCTTTTCCTGAATGACCATCATCCGGTGACGACCATCATGGCTCTTGACCTTACCCGTTTCAAAATCCAGATTCAGGAATGGCGATCCAACGCCCTTACCTTCTTCTACGGATTGCCGGATGTAATCGAGACTCGACTGCTTTGGCTTTTCAAGATCAGCAGCCAGCTCAAGGAACTTTGATGGACGCATCATGGCTGTGAAGCCGCGATACTTCACGTTCTGGTTCAACGGAACCTGACCGACGCCATTTTCTTGGTCAAAGATTACCTTGCCAACCTGAGACTTGCCCTGCGCATTCATTGGCGAAGGAGGAGGCATCTCGATGGTGAACTTCGGCTTCCCAGCAGGCGGTGAAAATATCGGTGGGGCCACATCCGGAGAAAATACCGGTGGTGCTACAGCACCAGACTTGATTGCGGCCTTAGCTTCCCGCGCCGCTTCTTCTTCCGCCGTTTCAATGGTAAACTTCGGTTTCTCAGTAGGTGCAGTAGGCGGTGGTGGTGGAGGAGGCGGTGGAGCAAACACATCATCCAGACCCTCTGTAATATCCATGCCAAAGGCCATGCCGCCCAAGCCGCTTTCAGGCTCAGCGACGCCAGCTTTGATCGCAGCCTGAATCTGATCTGGATCTTCAGAGAATACTACGCCGTCAGCATCCGCGAGGACAACGCCGCCGTCTTCATCGAAGCCTTGGAATGTATATTCCTGCGGCCCGGTTGGTTCCTGAAGAATGACTTTGCCGCCGACAGGGCCAAGAGCTTTAGCAAGGGCCTCCATGTCTGCTGGTGGCGGTGGCGGAGGCGGAGGAGGCGGTGGAGTGCGAGGAGCTTGTGCAGCACCGGACGTTGGAGCGGTTGGCCCCGTGTCACGCCCAGAGAACACACCCTGAAGACCGCCGATAGGGGCTGCGATTGTCGCTCCACCGATTGCGCCCAGAGCGCCGGAGGACATAACATCTTCGCCGATAGGCACTTCCGCTGCGGTTCCGAGCTTGGCGATGTTTGTTGCCAGCTTAGATCCAGCTTCTTCAACAAACTCCTGCGGAGCCTCGCCAATAGCCGCTCGACCCGCAGAACGGAGGATACCTTCCCGCACTGGTTGACCGGCGAATACTCGCTGCTCAAGGCCCGGTATTTTTGCCGCGACGGCAGACGTAGCTGCTGCGCCAGAAAATGCTATCTGGAATGCACGGTCAGCCTCTTCTTGGGTTCCGCCTTTGGCAAGCACATCTTCGTAGGCTTGGCTACCAGCACTAGCTGCGTTTATTGTGGCACCAGAACCAACAACGCCGCGCCTAACCACTTTGTTGAGTGCCGCTTCAGAAACCTCAGCCCCTAAGCGCGGCAGTATTGCGCGAGCACCGGACTGAACGAGTTTACCCGGAATGACCGTAGCAAGCGTGGCAGGCAACATTGACGCTGTAGTTTCAGCAAGACTTCGCGGCGTATCAACTGCCGTTTGAACTGTAGCTATTTGAGTAGCAGCCTCTTTCGGCGTTTGAGGCAATAAGTTACGGGCGAATGCGTTGATGGCGTAATCTATTGGACTAAATATTTTCGTACTAGTACTTGGAGGCGCTGCCAAATATCTGCCAATCCCAGAGTAAATTTTAGAACCCATGCCGGGATCGGATTGAGCTATTTCTCTCTGCTGCCTAGCCTGATTTTCAAGGCTCGCCTCAGATAGTTCAGCCTCAGCCCTAGTCTTAATTCCCTCACCGGATTTCCGAAGGTAATCCCCAAGTAGCGCGTCTACCTGTCTATCTATCTCGCCAATAACAGGAACTGATTTAGTAAGATTTGCTGCCTGCTTGAATGTTAAGCCAAGCTCGGACACGAGGCTTCCGATGCCACCCTTAAACCTTGCGCCAACATCGCTAAGAAACGACTCGTCTTCTTTCTTCTTCGGCTTCGGCTTCGGCTTTGCAGCAGGCGGTGGCAGAGCAGCCGCCCGCCCGGCACCGTCAACGATTGCTTGAAGGTCAGCTGGCGTAGCTCCGTCAGGGGCTTCGATTACGTAGCGGTATCCGCCGGATTCATATGTGTACCGATAGTTTGCCATGTAGCGCTCCTATCGCACTATTAGATTTTTTCTTTTTTAAGAACTTTACCAGTCGTGCCAGCGGGAGGACGTGTCCCTCTTAACTCTCCCAGCTCCCTATCTATGTATGCTATTGCCAGTTTAATAGCCGCCTTCTCAGCGCCTACAGTCGTAGCGCTGTTAAGTTCAATCATCAAGCCGCGACGCTCCTTGCTAAGATCGCCGATCTTTGTCTGGATCTGATTCTGCGTCATGGGTTTATCGCCACTGCCGCCACTGCTTCCGCGACCTCCGCCCAGTCTGTAATACGCGGCCTGAGCTGCCCTGAGATCATTCTCGGACCGAATAGTTTCCTCAGCAGTATCAGCCTTGGTCTTAGCTTCAGAGGCCGCTGACTTGGCCTGACTAATAACATCGTCCCTAGTAGATAATGCGACAATATCGTCATTACTTAATTTCGACATCGCGTAACCTTCTTGGGTCAACTTAACGCCAGCATCGCTCAGGGCAATCGCTTTGTCACGGGCGGCCTGAAGCGCATCCATCTTCTGCAGAGCATACGCGTCACGCTTCTCTTCAATGCCACGAAGAGCTGCTTCACGCGCATCACGCGCACCAGTATATTTTTCAGATCCAGCCTGCAGCCCGCGAGCCAAGGCAGAGCCGAAGCTCTCACCGGGCCTCGCGCCTGCAAGTGCAGCGCCTCCAGCAATCAGCGCATCAAACGGAGCGCGCTTACGTGCCTTCTCAACCAGCTCTTCTTCACGGCCAAGACGCGCCGCCTGCCGCTCCAATAGAGCTGCGCGATCAACATCGACAACAGCGCCCTCTTCAGCTGCGACGAGCCCCTGCAGACGAGTAACCACCCCGGATAGGTTTGTTATCTTAGACGCCAGTTCAGGAGGAGTTGCGGCACCCGCTGGCACAGTCGCCTTCAGCTGATCAAGCTCAGCTTTTGCCTGCTCAAACTGTGGCCTAAAACGTGATGCGTATTTTGGTTTTTCCGGAGCCTCCTCCGCAGGGGCAGCAGGTGCCGCAGCAGCTACCGCAGATTCACGCGCATCTGGCTGAGCAGTGCCCTTACCAGCCTGCATTCCGGCAATCATTTCTTCTTGCCAAGGTGCAAGCGGCACACTCTGAGGGTCTACAACTAAAGTTCTGCCAGTCGCCCCAACTGGTACCGTGGGATCAACGCGGCGCGCATTTGAAACCGGAACCAACTGAGAGGTAGGCTTCGGAGCTTGCAGTCGTGCAACAGCCATAGGCGCTGGAGATGACGGGGTTAGAACCGTAGCTGGCTGGAATATATCCGCGAGTCCGCCACCACCAGCGCCCGGAGCGCCCATGCCTTCGGTCGCCATGACCTGCGCAATGAGATCGTCAACAGCCATGTTCTGCAGCTCAGGCCTATCTGCCCGCAACTGCATGGCTCTCATTTTCGCCTGCTGAATTGTCATCGCCATCTTATTTGCCTTTCAGCCATCCAAGCCCGTGCATTGGGTGCTTGATGTTACGCTTGCCGTTGGCGTCGATTGGGCCACCATCCTTCTTACCGAAGATGTTTCCAAGAGCGCCAATGCCAGTGGCAATCGCACCGATTGTCGATGCCGTCTTATTTACGCCGGGAGCCGTCTCATAACGAGTGCCTGATCCGCTTGCGCTTGGTGTGCCAACAATGTTTGAAAAGCGCTGGGCTTGCGTGTAATCATAATCGCGCTGGGCTTCAAAGTCGGATTTCGCTAGGTCAAGCGACTCCTGCTCGAACCCGCGCTGTGCGCGGCCAGCCGCTTCAAGAGCAGCCGTTTCAGTTCCAGCCAATCTCTGAATGTCGCTACCAAGCCCCGCAGCCTTCTCAGCTGCCGTGAGGTAGCGTCCAGCTTCAGTATTGAACTGGCCCATGCCGCTCTCATAGCCCTTCTGCAGAGCCTCGTTCTGAGCCGACAGAGCAGCAGCGTTAGCGTCACGCACCGCACGCGCCGTGAACTCTGCGCTCCGGCTTCCGCCAAACGTACCACCACCGACAAACGTGCGGTTAACCTGAGGCAATAGATTCTCATACAGGTTGCGACCAGCTGCAGCGCCAATACCAGCAACGACGTTCTGAGTGTACGGATTCATGAACCGCGACGCGACGCCCGGATCAGTGAACGATTGCGTGCCACCTGCAATGTATTGGCCAGCTGCCTGCGTGTAAGGCCGGAAGTTTCCGACGTTCGCAGATGTCATCTGATAGGCTTGCTGTTCCTGCGGGGAGATAGAAGCAAGGCGCGGGCCGCCAGTATAGGGCTGATAGTCAGCACTTGTGGCCGTTGCGGCCCGTTCGATGCTCTTGGTATAGGCATCAACAAGCCACTGGGGCAGCTTGGTCTCCGTGACAGTTTGTGTGACAGCCATTACGCCAATCCTCCAACAGCTTTAAGCATTGTATCTATACCCTTCTGGGGTTTTGCAATCTTTTTTACATCCTTACGTCCAGCCTGACGACGCACCATTTGGCGCATTTTGTCAAGACGGCGCACGCCTTCATCATTTGATCCATCACCAAGATCAGCAACATCCTGCGCGCTCCAGACATATTCGCCATCGGACAGCCACGCCGGGATCTTATCGTCCTGACCGCTGCCGATGCCCTTTACCTGTCCGGGGCCCTGATGACCGCCGTTCTTATGATACTCGACGAGATGCTTTACCATATCATCATCGACTTCGCCACCTTCAGCAAAAGTGTTTCCGGATGGAAGAATCATCGCTGGGCCAGCAGACTCATTTGCAATAGGTGTAGTGATAGGTGCAGGGGCAGACTGCAATAATTCTTGTCCCGTCACAGGATCTTTGGTGAAGAACAGATACTCTGTCTCCTGATCGCCGCCACGCCGGCCATAAGTCTGTGGCGTATAGGGATAGCCACCAACACCACCGATTCCGCCTACAGGAATAGTCGGCCTCAGCGTGGTTTTCGTGAAGTTTATTTTGCTGGTATCTGGGGCAATCGTGCCGCCACCGTCACCACCGCCTCCGATAACGCCTCCGATTATAGGCGCAGCTACCTGTACTATATCAGCAACGTCGCCTATTTTTTCCAATAGGGACTTATCTTTGTCTTTGCCCGCCTGCTCATCAGCAAGATCTTCTTGGAACTCAGGCGATTTGATTAAGTCTTCAACGCCGGGAATACCACCGCCAATACCAGCGGCAACATCAGGAAGCGGAGTTGTAGTCTCTGGGGCCGTGACCAAGATTTCTTCCTTGGGTTCTTCGACGACAGGCTGCTCTTCCACTGGTTGCGCCGGAGTGGTTGTGACCGCTGTATTAATAGGCGGAATCCCGCCAATTCCTGCAGCTGTTTCTGGAATAGGAGCGACATCAGACTCCGGAGCTGTGACGACAATTTCTTCCTTAGGAGGCTCAGTCGAAACCGTCGAAGGCGGAATTTCGACAGGAATAATATTGCCAATACCAGCGGTTTCAGGAACAGGAATAACTTCGGGTTCCGGCGTGGCCGTGACAACTATATCTTCTTTGACTTCTGGCTGCCGCTCTTCAGCGCGTGCGTCTTGAAGTTCCGGCGAATTAACCAAGTCGCCAATACCTGCAAAGCCGCCTGCAACACCAGCTGCCGTCTCCACAATTGGGTTCGCTCCAGATACAGCCGTCGTAACCGGGTTGGCCGAAACAACAATTGTTGGATCTGCCGCAACCGCAGCCGAATTTGCTGCCGCCTCATCAAGTTTATTAAGGGCAGCGTTTGTTTCTGGGCTTGGTTGATAGTCAGGCACAACCTGCTGGACTGCATCAACAACTGCAGAGCTAACAGCGGCCCCAGTTGCTCCCGCAGATATTGCGGATACCGCCGCGTCAGTGGCCGCGTTGATAACAATGTCACCAGTCACTGCATCAACAGTGCCACTTCCTCCGATGCCGCTTATGATGTCTCCAACCTGAGATTCCACCCCAATATCCTTGAGAACGCCACCAACAGCTTCTGAAATATCACCACCAATATCAGTGCCCGACATAACGCCCGCTGTCGCACCAGCCGCTGCGGCGCGTATCAATGTCTCCTCAATGGAGCGGCCCTGAACTGCGCTCGAAACGGCAGACCCAAGAGCAGCAGCGCCAGCCGTCGCCGCAGGCCCAACCGGGCCAAGGACAGCTGTTGCAATAATTGGATAAGCAATATCAGATACGTTGACGCCAGCCGCACTTGCACCAGCAGCAATCGCCGCACCTACTGGGCCACCAATGATGAAGCCAAGGGCAGCATCACCAATAATATCAAGGGCTTGATTAAATATGCTTGTATTTCTCTTCTCATTCGCAACGGTCTTAAAGGTGTCCCCGAATGACAAGTCTCCAGAGCCGGGGTTCTTGAATTGACCAGTCTGGATCTCCCAGTCAGCCTTGTTACCACCCGCTTTAGTCAATCCTGCAGCAAGCTCTATGGCCTTTTCAGCGGCCTCATATCCAGTGCCTTGGAAGACAACCTTCTTGGTTCTCATGTCAACAAGACGTACCGGCTGGTTTTCAATTACGTTGAACGTGTTGTCTTTTTTTGCCACCGTGGAAGTGGGGTTGCCTTTGTTTGACTTTGGTGCCGTGAAGGTTCTGAAATTGTTTGTGTAATCAGGGTTTGTCACCCCGAAGTTACCAAAATTCAGATTGCCAAGATCCAACGTGGCAAGCGAAGCCATCATTTCGTTCCACTGATCCCTAGACATCTGCATGGTCTGAAGATCGGTATCACTTGGCGAGTAGTCATTGTTGTTAATGACCTGCGTGCCAGCAGCGGGAGCCGTAGCCGGAGATGCCGGAGCCGCCACAGCAGTCTCAATAACCGAAGGAGCCTCGGCTGGCGCAGCAACGGCAGGAGAACCGATACCAGCTACAGGCTCAGCCTCAACGGTCACGGGCTCTACGGCTGGCGTGTAAACAGACTCTGGAACTGGAGCGTATGTTTCCTCAGGCATGCCATAGTAGGCATCGGGTTCGTAATAATTTACGTCACGACCTATGCCCGCGACAGGCGCTGGCTCGTAATAAGTAGGAGCAGCTGGAGGCGTGTAAACGGGAGCGGGAACTGGCTCTGGAGCATAGATCTGCTCTGGCACGAAACCATAATCAGGCTCAGCGGAAACCTCTCTACCTCCTATACCGCGAACAACATCGGCCTCTGGAGTAACCACTGGAGCAGGCGTGTATATCTGCTCAGGAGCCTGAACCTCAGGCACATAATAGTTCTCATCAACACTGCGACCGATTCCGCTCAATGGCTGCGGCTCTGGCGTAAAGACTGGTTCTGGAGCTGGAGTAACTGCGTCGGCTTGTTCCGCTTGGACACGCGCCTGTTCTTGGGCAGCCACTTCTGCTTGAATAGATGCCTGTTCTGCAGCTTCGCGCTCAGCGGCAGCCTGAGCGGCAGCAACCCGCTGTGCTTCTGCCTGCACTTCAGCAGCGCGCTGTGCGGCTTGTGCATCTGCAACACGCTGAGCTTCTGCTTGCTGCGCCGCAACACGCTGTGCTTCTGCCTGCTGTGCTGCTTGAACACGCGCCTGCTCTGCTGCTTGTGCTTGTGCCTGCGCTTCAGCCTGAACCTGAGCGGCAGCAACGCGCTGAGCCTCTGCCCGTGCTGCTGCTTCAGCCTGAGCCTGTGCTGCGGCCTGAGCCTCTGCTGCAGCCTGAGCTGCGGCCTGCTCTGCCAAAGCTCGCTCCTGAGCTGCGCGTTCGGCGGCTGCCTGTGCTGCTTGGGCGCGCCTTTCATTCAGTTCGGTTTGCTGTCTTTGAGCGGCGGCTTCAGCTGCTGCTGCTCGTTCCGCTGCAACTCTTTCGGCCTCGGCTCTCTCAGCCAGTTCTTGGGCTGCGGCAACGCGCTGGGCTTCAGCGGCGGCGGCTGCCTGTTGTGCCGCTGCCTGTTCTGCGGCTGCCTGTGCTGCCGCTACGCGCTGTGCTTCAGCCTGCTGAGCGGCATACTGCGCTGCGGCGGCCTGTTCTGCAGCGACACGCTGAGCTTCCGCCTGCTGTGCTGCCGCTTGTTCTGCGGCGTAGCGTTCAGCAGCTGCTCTCTGAGCTTCTATCTGTTGCGCTGCCTGATCTGCAGCATAGCGCTCTGCAGCCAACTGTTCAGCTGATATTTGCGGCGCTGTGAATCGATCTGGCGCTCCACCGATCAGGCCGTAATCCTCAACCATATACTGAGGAATGTCGCCAATACCGGCAGTGATCTCTGGAGCAGGCGGCGGTGCATAATACACCGGCTCCGGCGCATAATACACAGGCTCAACGGGAGCTGGAGAATACTGTTGCACAGCCGCAGCAATGGCCTGCTGAAACGCGGGGCTATTGAAATAGTCCGCATCAAACTGTGGCATGTAAAAATCTTCAAACACTACGAACCACTCCCGCCGCTATCAAGCAACTGTATAAACCGCATTGCCCAAAGTTTCCAGTCATCAAACTGATATGGATTGGGAGCACCAATCTCAGCTATTTTATTCAAAGCCTGCAAGCCAGCCGCCCAGTCCTGCCAGTTCGCGCCGGGCATCATCTGCGTTACCACGCCAAACTGCTGCAGATCAGGATACATATAATCAGCCCAGTCAATGAAGTGATCAATGCCACGAGGATCGATGCCAATCATATGAAGTGCCTCGCAGCTATACGACCATGATTTTCATGATACGCGGCTTGATTCTGCGCCTTTTTACGGGCCACAAAGGCGTCATCTAGATTCTTAAAATAGCCAACAAGATGCCTTTTCCCTTCGCGACTAACACGAACTCGCCACGCAGAGGCGTTAATTTTCCAATCTATTCCGGGCATTCCAGATTTATTATCGTGCCTTAACTTTACGTTTTTTTGGTTATCCGAATGTGAAACGTCTCTAAGGTTTGCAATTCGATTGTCAGATCTCAGCCCATTGACATGATCAATTTGGCCTGTTGGCCACGAGCCATAGTGCATCGCCCATGCCACTCTATGTGCGAAGTAATGTTTTTTAAAAATGTGCCCGTTAAGATAACCGTAATGCAGCGTTTGAAACGCTTTTGTGCCGCTATACTTCTTATTCCAACCCGTCGCATCCTTGGGGTTTTTAAACCAGCTTTCATCACGCATGAGCCAAACAAGCTCACCCGTGTCAGGATTATATGAAAGTAACTGGCGCAAGATCTCAGGGTCCATATTAACTCTGATACCTCCCATCTGAAGGCTGCAGGTGGACGATGATTTGCCCGGCTTGGTAATCCCCACCAATCGTATTGCTCTGGAATTTAAAGCGCAACTCACGCCGCTGCTCCTTAAAGAACACCTGCTGCTGCTCCGGCGTCGTTGCCTGATCCGGGAAGGTCATGATGGGTCCATTAACTTCAGGCGAGCGAGCGTTGATACGCCCAGTGATCTGCACCGTCATGTCGCCAGTCTGCACAAAGTCAGGTTCAATTATGCTGACGTGAATGGAGCGCGACTTCGGGTCAGGTGTCGTGAGCAGTGATACGTCGCCCGTCTCGAAATAGCTCTGAACGGCATTGATCGACGAGCCATCGATCTCATCAACGCCGGATTCATGCCGCCATATCTTATACTGCGTAAAGCCTGTGTCCGTGATGCGGAAATCATTGTCAGCTTCCGTGATGCGGCTGTCGCTGGCTTCCGTGATGCGCAGATCGCCAGCTGGCGGCAAGATAGGCGCAACGCCAGCAAGAATGGGTGACTGAAATACCTGCGCGTAAATGCCCGCTGAGCGCCCGCCGTTTGGCAGCGCGGTGTCGTACCACGTACCTTCGCGGACGTTATAAATTACAGCGTGATTCGGCTCAGTGCTGTCACCCTTGGGGAAGCACCACCAGATCTCACCAAAGCGAGGAACCTTATAGGCGAACACCTTATTGGCATAGGTGTAATTCAGGTTGTCGAAGAAGAAGTTGATGTTCAGCTCATTCGGGACTTCACGGACAACACCATTGTACATCAGGAATCGGTCGAGCCCGACCCAATAATAGATGCCGTCATACTCAATGATACCATTGGCCGCGAGCACTGATGAGGCCGACGTGATCGTGTCGAACGAGAACACATCCGTGCCACCCGTGTAAAAAGCCCTGACAAGACTGTCCAGCGTCCAGAATAATCCAGCAGGGTTCTGGCCGCCGCCACGCAGAGGGAGGCCCTTGATGATCTTCGAGGAGGTAATGAAGGCATCGCCCGCATCACCCGTCGTAAAGTTCGTTGGGTCGTTTGCGTCAGACCACTTAATGAAACCGTTGCTGGAATACATAAATAGGTACGGGTGCAGGACCACGATGCCGCCAGAAACGCCTGCGGTCGGAATCTCAGTGAGCGCCGAAGACCCATAGATGTTTCCGATGTAAGCCGGGTAAGTTGCAGAACTGGAAATATCGAGCAGCGTCTCAGCCGGATGCGCGATGATGACGTTGCCGCCACCAGCGCCGTCATACATGGCATCGAACATCCAGTTGAAATTATCATCAGCTATGTAGCCGACAGGGCTGCGGTCGATAGGCGCGCTGGTGTTTCCAGACACGTCAATCGTGAATTGCTGAATGCCATTCTGGTTGCCAGCATGCGTATAGACGAAGTTATTCAGAGCCTGCGTGTGCAGCTGCCGAACGATCCCCGCCATGTAATTGCTGATCTGCCTATAGCCGCCAATCTTGCGCGGGAGTCCGCGCTGAAACCGAACCCACTGCCCGTCAACGTAATAATCGCCTTCAAACTTCGTGCCGTCACGCTTGATGCCGGCCTTAGATTTTACGTTGACGGGTTGGAGCATATCTTATTCCGAGGTCTGCTCTGGCTCTGGGGCAACCTGAGCTTCCGCCTGTTCCTTGATTTTTACTACGAGAGGCCATGCGCCTGAAGACGTAGGCAGGTTGCCCAGCGTCTGGAGGACTGCGTTGATCTCATCGACGGTCAGTTTAAGTTCTATTTCCATTGTTATTAGCTCCAAGGTAATGGTGGCGTCACAACAGGTGGATCGACCTGATCGCTGATCTGCTGCGCCACATTAGCTTCATAGGCCGCAACTTGCTCTTCGCCAAGTGCATCTTGCACCCAGCCAATTACTTGGGCTTCGGTGAGCGAGGCATAGGGTGTGAAGGCTGCGCCTTCGTCGAGCGTGACGCCAACCGAGCCGTATACGCTGCCGTTGTAGGTGCCGTCTGTTCCGTTTAACACCCAATGCACTACAAACACCACATCGGCTTCGCCATCCATTTCTGGATACGCTTGCATTTGAACAACGGTCCAGTTGTAAGTTGTTGTCATGTTCATCTCCTATATTCTGGCAAAATCGCCGTGATGCCGTAAACGGCCTTCGTTCGCAGCCTGACAAGCCGCATCAAAGTCAGTGTAAAGTCCTAAATATACTTTCTTACCAGCCACAACAACACTTGCCATCCACTTGCGTGCAGCCTTGTGCCAGACAACCCCTTTGTTGCCCGAAGTGTTGTTAATAGGCCTATCGCGGTTCATGCCGTTAAGCGATTTGCTTGCGGCACGTAAGTTTTCAATAGAATTGTTGCCCGCGTCGCAATCAACGTGATCCACGACATCCGGAATATATCCGTGGTGCATCAGAAAAACGATCTGGTGCGCATAATACGAGCGACCAGCAAGGCGAATTTTGATGTATCCGTGGCCGCTAGGACAACCAGCTTGCTTACCTGCGTGCTTAGAGTTCCACCGCTTAAGAGCATCAGCCCTTTCACGCCAATACAGCGTGCCATCGCGGTACTCAAAAAGCCGGATCGCGTCTTCCTGTGTCACACCTAGTTTCCTTCTAGTTGTGC